CCATTCGATTTTCTTGTCGGTCTTGCCCGTGCGCCGCGTGTTGGTGTCGTCGCTCGACTGGATCAGGTGCTGCAGCTTCGACCACTGCAGCATCGGCGTCACGTAGCTGTCGATACGGAGCTTCGCGAGCTCGGCATCGGCGGTGATCAGCATGCACGGCGCGCTGCGCACGTGCTCGATGAAATAGCCGAGAGCGTTCTCGAGCACGCCCACGGTCGCGCCGATCTGGACGCCCTTCTTCACGATGACTTCGCGCACCGGCGAGTCGATCGACATGCAGTCGAGGATCTCGCGCAGGTACGGCGCGACGTCGAAGCGGTAGGGGCCAGGGAGTTGCGTCGTCGCAGGCGGCAGGTAGCGCTTGGACTCGGCCCACACAGACGGGCGGATGACGACGTGCTCCTGCGGCAGCGCGTCGAACTGATCGGCGAGCCAGTCGTACTGTTCGACCGTCGCGACGAGCTCGTGCATATGGGGTCAGCGCCAGACGATGGCGACGAGCATCAGCGTTGCGAGCACGATGCGCAGCACGCGCACGGCGTCTGTCGTCAGCGCGTGATAGTCGCCGCAGATGGCGACGAGGGCCCAGAAGAAGAGCAGCCACGCGAAGCGAAGCTCGAGCGCTGCCGTCACTTCGCCTTCTCCAAGCAGAGGCACTCGTTGTTCGTCAGGACAGGCACGCCGCGATCGCAGTGCTTGGTGGCGCATTCTTTCTTGTTCCCGCAGACCGCAATCGACACGACGATGAACGCGAGCAGCAGGATCAAGCCCCAAGGGCCTTCAAGCAGCAGCGCCAGAAGCCCCAGCGTGTTCGCATCGTCGTCGTCGAGCATGGAGCGGGGACCCTTTCTCGCGCGGTCGCTTCGGCCAGCACGCGAACCACTCTGCCGGCGCCGTCCTCGCGTACAGGCAGGACGACCCGGGGTCGCGGCTCGCGTGCTGGCCGAAGCAAGTAAGGTCGACGCCGTCTCTCAAGCCCAGGGCGGCAGGCGAAAGACGACGTCGACCGTACATGGAGCAGCGGCGCGAGTTGAACGCACTTCTTCGGGTTATGAGCCCGACGGGGTACCGGTCCCCCACGCTGCTAGGAATATTTTTTCGCCTCACGCGTGACACAACGCCTGTTTTTCAAGCGTATCGACGCGGAATATTTTTCAGAAGCGAGAGGGGTCAGCAGCGAAGCGCTTTGCCGGGCTCGCTCATGTTCCCTCGCGTGGCAGACCGACGTCGACGAGCTCGACATTGCCGGCGAGCAGGTCGGCCGCGTCCAAGAGGCCCTTTGCCTGCCCGAGCTTGTACCAGTCGCCCGCGTTGTTGTGCTGCAGTGCGTGCGCTTGGCGGCGCAGCTGGCGGGCCGTGAACTCGAGCGCCTCGCGCAGGTCTGCCGCGCACGTCGAGGCGTCGGGCTTGCCCTGCCGCTCGCGCCGTTGGTCCCAGTAGTCGGGCAGGTGGCCGACTACTGGCGGTGCGTTGGGGTCGAACGAGACGCGAATCACGCTGCCTCGTCGTTCTTGCGGTCGCGCAGCGCGCGCGAGGCCTGCTCTTTGAGCGTGGCGAGCGTCGCGCCCATCAGTTCACGGGCGAGCGCCTCGGCATCCTCGATCGGCGCACCGCTGCGCGCCATCGCGTAGATCCGTCGAGCGAGCGTCGGCGCGGTGTCTCGAAGCAGTTGCTGATAGGCAAGCGCGATGTGCGCGAAGACCTGCGTCTTGACGAGCTCGCGACTGATCAGCGCGCCCGTCTGCTTCGCAAAGCCGAGCTCCTTCTCTTTGATCTCGACCATCGCCTTGCAGGCACCTAGCCACGCCTTGAACGCGAACGAGGTGCCGAACTTCATGCGCAGTCGGCGCAGCGTCCAGTCTTCGAACCGGGAAATGTCATCCTCGGTCGCGTACAGGACGCTGTTCCGGCCCTCGTCGTCGTCTTCGCGCGGCACGACGGGCGGTTGCTGCGGCGGCGTCGACGCGCGGCGAGCAGGAGGCTGTGCGGTCTGCGCCGGCTTGGCATCCAACTTCGCGGCCGCGCGCCTGCCGTTGGATGGCGGCGCGGGCGGCGAGCTCGGAACAGGGCGGAGGTCGGTCGGTGGCGGCCCCGTGTCCTGGGCGCTCGGGCCGACCTTCGTCGGGTCAATCCCCCGTCGAAGCAGGTAAGCAGCCGTCTCGGGATGATCAAGGTCGACCTGATTGCCTCGAACAGCCCCGGGAAAGGACTGTGCCGAAGCTTTCGTGATAGCGGCCTTCGTGACCCCTGCGATGCGTGCGATCTCGATTTTTGCGACAAATCTGGACACTTTACAAAAGGGTACACCGGACCGGTTGTGTCGGTATACCCCCGGTAAACTTCGAAATTTGCGCGGGACCGGCCGTCGCGAATCTAAACGGCGCCTAGGGTGGCACCCCGCCCACAGGACCCGCGAAATGTGTGCACGGTGCGTGCCATGCGCACGTGTCCCACCTGGCACACAGGCAATGCGATGTGTTCTTATGCATGTCGCATTGAGCGCCGACCCTTCCCTACTTGCGCAGCCTCGCGAGCGTGCGTTCGACCTGCTTCTGCAGCTCGAGCTCGAAGATGCGAGGCCCCTGATAGGACATCGCCTCGACAGTAGGCTCGAGCGTTGGTGTGGGCTTGATGCGCACGGAACGCTTCGACATGGCCCACAGCATGCGAAACCGCATCTGCCCCTTGGGGGTACCTGTGATGCGAAAGATTCCCTTACGCCTGCCTAGGTCCAGGAAGACGACCCCCCCTGTCTTCGCAGCGTTCGCGATGGCTACGGCGTTGCGGTACTGACGCACCCCGTAGGAGATGCGAGGGGCAAGGCTGAGCGCGCTTTGCCAGTTCTTCTTACGTACCTCTTTGGTGCGCTTGGGGGCGCTCATTGCCTGCCCTGCAGCAGAGGTCGTCGGGATAGGCACGCCGTGCTTGCCGTGGGCTGTCTTCGTCGCCCCTTGCTCCTGCGCCAGCATGTAGGGGGCGACCGATCCGACGACCGACTGCATCGAGTCGATGTCGTAGCCGGTGGCCTTCTCGACACGCACGCTGTTGACCGTGAACTTGTTTCGGAGCTGCAGCGCGCGCGGCATCCGGCCGACCCACTCTTTGCGTGCCGTGAAGGCGACGGTGTTCAGGCCGTTGCGGACGGCGAAGGGGACGGCCTTCTTCGACAGCTCGCCTAGCTTCGACCGAAGAAGGATCATGTCCTTCATGTCGACAGACAGAGTCGAGCTCGACATCAGCTTCGCCTTCCAGGTGAATGGCGAAGACGCTGCCCCCTCGCGCGCCTTGTGACGACTGGCGTCCCCCCCCGGAGATCCCGCGTCGGCGTATGCGTGTGGGGCAGCGCTCGCCAGCTTGGCCAAGTTCGTCGACTTTCGACCCGCGCGCAAGTGAGGCGTTCTAGTGTCCCGGTCGGTATTTACAGGCTTTGCAGGGTCTGCAGGCTTTGCGGGTTTTCGGCGACCGCTTCCGCTGCGACCTGACGCTCTGCCTTCGGTCGGCCCATCAGGCGCGAGTTGCGGCGACCGATCGGACAATCGCGGCACGACACGAACTGCGCGGCGATGGCGGGGAAGTATCCCGACGTGTTGCCCTTGTCGTACCGGTCAGCGCACGCGCTGGTCGTCAGCCGCGCTGACAGCCGCTCGCACGTCTGCAGCGTGACGGGCAACGCCTGGGGCTCGCCAACGAGCGGCAGTTTGAACTTTCGGACGCCTGAACGTTTCGGCATCCAGACGCTCTACCTCGCGCGCGGCGCGCGGCGCACGACTTTCGGCCGCGACGCGGCGAGAAAGTGATCGACGGCCGCGACTGGGATCCGCCAGTGCGATCCGACGCTCGGTCGGAACGCGCCTGGCACCCGATCGCCGTCGCCATCGAACCGCCCGAGCTCGCACATGCGGCGCACGGTGTCTTCGCTATAGCCGAGACGGCCAGCGACATCAGTCGTGGTCAGCATGGTCGCGCCCTCGTCGTCTTGATCAGCCGCCAAAGATCCGCCTCGTGCTGTCGAACAGCGCCTCGACGTCTTCCCAACGCTCGACCAGCGCAAGGATCTGCACTGGCGAGAGAGCCGCGGTCAGGTCAGCTCGAGCGAGCGCGAACGCCTCGCTGTTATCTCGAGCGTCGTGCGCACGCAGGCACAAGGCGCGCAATCGCGGCGGGTCGATGGTGACGGCGATGGAGTAGGCGCAGAGCCCCGCGCAGTTCGTCTCGGCATCACAGTCGGCGAGCTCGCAGTCTGCGCAGGCCTGCGAGCAGAACCGCTTGCCGTCCGGCGCCGGGTGATCCCCGTGCTCGCACACGTTGACGGCGGCCGTCATCGCGACGCCCTCCGCGCTTTTCTCTGCGCCTTACGCTCGCGCTTCTTCTTCTCGTTGGCCTTGCGCTTGGGGTGACCCATGAAGCCGCCTCGCACCTCGAAGCGTCGGGGCGCGGGCAGGCACTCGATCATCGCCAGCGCGCCCATGCCCGCGACGACACGCATCAGGTGCATGTTGGCTCGATCCATCGAGCGGTCGACGACGGCGTACTGCTCTCGATCGTTGGGGTCTCTCATCGTTCCGCCTTTCGCGCTGCGACGAGCTTGTCGAGCAGCTTTCCTCGCGTCGTCTCGAGCACGACCATCTTCGGGTCCGTCCAGAGCACGCCCTCGACGCCGGCCGCCTGCAGCCCGGCGCGCACCCACTGGTCGGGGCATGCGATGGCCTCGAACGCGGCGTCGGTCTGCGGCTCGATGTGAAACCGCACCGTCACGTGCAGCACGCGCTGCTTCTCTTCCGCGAAGCTCACTGGGCCGCCTCCGTGTAGTGGGTCGAGGGCGCGAACGGCCGATGCTGCCCGCCCCGCTCGAGCGGGATCAGCCCGCGCGCGCTGAGGTCGTCTGCCACCTGCCTGCGGCCGGCCTTGACGAGCGCCTGCAGCTCGCCGGCCGGCACGTCGAACAGCGCCGACAGCGCCTCGTAGGTGGGCATCTCGGCGACGACGCCCGGCGTGCGCAGCATCAGCAGCGCGCGACACTTGGCCGCGGGCAGCACGTGCCGGCCTTCGGGATAGGCTTGCTCGATCGACTGCCGGATGCGCACGAGCTCGCCCGCACGTCGCAGCAGCGGGTCGTCGGGACGCGCAGAGCCGCCGTCGCCCATCGCGCCGCGCTTGACCCGGTCGAGGATGCCGCCGAGAGCGCTCGGGCCGTGGCGGTCGTGCCGCTCGAACTCCGCCAGCGCGACCAGCGCGGCTGACAGCGACGACCAGCGCGGCGCACCTTCGGGCCGCTCGAGCGTGTGCTGCCGGTTCCAAGGCGAGACGGCCGCCCAGAGTTGCGCCTCGCGCTCCCACTCGCAGATCTCGCACTCGCCGCATCGGCGGTGCTCGCCCCCCTTACAGCTCGCCGCCCACGACTGGACGGTGATACGGGGCGGCGCGCTCGCCGTCGGCGCCAGCGTGGCCCGGAACGCTTCGGCGAGTTGCCGCTGCACATCCTCGGCCGAGAGCGCGGCCGCGCCCCGCACGCGGTCGGTCTTCGGCAGCGCACGCTTGGACGCGATACGCGACAAGCACGACTTGCACGTGACCTTCGAGGCGTCCGTCTCGGTGTCGACCTCGATCCATCCGCACATGGCGCGGCGCGGCTGCCCCGGCGTCGAGGCGTCGAGATGGATGCGCGCGCGGCCGCGGGTCATCGGATGTTGCCCCCGCCACCAGCGCGAAAGACGCTCAATTGGTCACGGATGTGGGCGAGCGCCTCGACGCTCTTCTCGTCCCCGAGCTCGTCCAGGTGGCGGATGTGGGCCGCGAGCGCGCCGCTTATCTCGTCGAGCGGCACGAGTTCCTGTCTGTGACGCGAGATCGTCTCGCGCCCAATCTCGACCACGACACGGTGCTGCTTCTGCTGATCAGCCATCGACGACCCCCATCGCTCGGAGCACGGCCCACAGTTGCGCCAGACGCTGACGCAAGAACGCCTTTTGCTGCACGGTCGCGCTCGACCTCGTGATCTCGTCTTCGAGTCGCTCGCGCGCTCGCTGCGCACGCCCTCGCATCTGATGGGCGTCGGTCATGCTGCACGCCCCTTGTGTGCGAGCTCGACCTGCGCGGCGACGACGTTCCACCCCGCTTCGATCTGCGCAGACGATGCCGAGAACGGCACGCGCGTCGTGAACCTGACGGTGCGCGACCAGCTTTGCCCCTCGTGCTCGCCCTCGTGCTCCATCGTGTCGAAACCGAGTTGCACCTCTGCCGTCTCAAGCCGTTCTTGCGTGAGCACGTCGCCGCGCTTGGCGACCTTGCCGTCGACGACAAGCCACGTGCCAATCACGTGCTGCGCACCATCCGTCGCGCGCTCGATGCGCTTGGTCGCCTTGGAGCGCATCGCAAAGCGCCCGAGCTTGACGCACGTCGCGTCGACGACCTTCTGCACGCGCGGCTTGGGCAGCACCGCGAGCACCTCGCCCGCGAACGAGCCCCAGCGACCGATCAGGATGGCGGGCGCAGACTCGGCCGCGACCGGCAGCACGGTCGCCATCTCGGGCCCGAAGTGGAGTTCGACGATCTTCTTTGCCTCGGCCCTCTCTTCGGGGCGCACGACCGCGCGCTTTGCCGACGCCATGCCCCTGCGCAGCATCTTCGACCGCCACGACGACGGGTAGACGCGCACGATGCGCTTACCGAAGCGCATGCGCTCTGCGCGCTTCGACCAGATCTTCGCGCCCGTCGCGAGCGAGCTCTGATTGCCAAAACGCATCATGAACGGCCGCTCGATCACGATGACGTGCGGGCCGGGCATCGTGGAGAGGAAGCGCTCGATCACGCGCTGGGGCTCGTCCCCGAAGACGTCGCACTCGCCGTACCACTTGAGGTTGCCGCGATCCCACGCAGAGAAGCCCGACAACTCTGCCGGGTCGACCGCGAGCACGGAACAGTCGTGCGCCGTCGGCGACATGGCAAGCGGCTCGCGCTTCTTCCTTTTCTTCTTCGGCTCGCCCGCGACCGAAGCCATGGTCGAGCGCTGCGAGACGTCGTCGCCGGCCATCTTCATGCGCCGCCCTCCCCGTCACGCATCGCGTCGAGGTCTTCGAACACGTGCCAGACGTACTGTCTGCTTTCGTCGAGACACGATCCGACGTGGGCGAGGCCCCTGCCCTCGAACGTGTGTCCCGTGCCAACAACGTGAAAGGTGCGGGAGTGCAGCCCCACGTCGTCGTTCGCGTGCAACGCCCAGAGGCTGATCACCTCTTGATCCGCTTTGATGTCGACGTGCAGGAGCGGCGCGCGCGCACCCGACACGCGTGCGGGCATTCTGACGGTTGTCTTGCCGACGCAGAGCTCGTAGCGGTGAACTCGGTTCAACATGCGCCGCCCTCACGCTTCGCGATTTCCCTGTCGAGGTACCATCGCGCTTTCTTGAGGTCCGTGACCGCGTCGCCCTTGTGCCCCGCGCGCAGCACGTACTTGATCGTGTTGCCCAGGCAGAAGCCGAGGCAGAAGTCTTCGATGATGTCGATCACCTCGAACCGCGCGCCCTGGTAGTGCGTCGGGTGGTCGACCTGGGCCTCGTCGACGGCCGTCCACGACGCGGGCGCAGATGCCACGCGCGGACCGGGCGGGTGCCACGACACGCCATCGATCTCGGCGTGCACTCCGATGGGCTGCCCCAGGTTGTCGTACGAGTCGACTTGAACAGACGTCGGAGAGGTATCCGTGCGCGTCTGGTACGCGCCGGACGCGTCACGAAAGCGATACGTCGTGCTGCAGTCAGGGCACGTCCACCACGTGATCCGTGCGTGTGTCCCGGTGGCCTCGCATCGACAGAGCGGGCAGTGCGCGGTGTCGCGAATCCATGGAAGATCGGTTGTCGCTTCGCTCATGTCCCGCTCTCCCGCTTGATCGGTCGCCACGTCTTCGGCGGGTGCCCAAGCTGATCGGTCAGCTCCCTGTACCCAAATCCTCCGCGCTCCGCGATGCGCTCTGCAGACTGGTCGCGTCCGTAACGCTTGGCGTACGGCGCGTAGGCGTCGAGATGTTCTGCCCACGTAATGGTGCCGGGCTCGCGACCCGGCTGGCCCTTGGCGATGTGGTGGTCGCCCTGCACGGGCGCGAGGCGCTTCTCTGATGTGCTCACGGGAGTCGGCTGCATGCCTTCCGGGATCACGCCGTTGGCCAGCATCATCAGCGCGACCTCGAACGCGCGACGCACCTGCTCTCGGTCGATGCCGGCAACGAACGGCATCTCGAAGAGCGGGCGATCGACCCTGCCGTCGCCGTCGTAGATGCCAAGGAACGCCAGCCACTCGCGCGCGACCGGCTGCTCGAGCTCGCCCCACACCTTGCCGGCGAGGTAGTTCCACTGCTGTTCCTGCTCTGGCGTCACGCTGCGACCCCCTCGACTTCGACGTCGACGACCTGGGCGCCAAGCCCGTCGAACAGCTCGCCGAAGCTGCACCGGGGCTCGAGCGCGCCCGGCAGCACCCCGGCGAGCTCGGGCGTCAGCGCCCACGGCCCGCGCTGCTTGGCGGCGAGCCATCGGTCGAAGTCGCCGGGCCGGGCTCTGCCCCCGTCATGCGCTCGAGCAAGCGCGTCGAGCTCGGGCAGGCGCCACGTCGGCCGGCGACCGTTCTCGCGGTCGTACACGGTGCGCGAGGTCGTGAAGACACTGCCGACGCCCTTGCGGTCGATGGTCAGCGCGTAGGCGAGCGGCAGCCGCGCCCAGGCGACGGGCAGCCCGAGCACCTCGGCCACAGCCAGCGACGGCGCACGTAGGACCGCGAGCAGCGCACGGTGGGTCGCCTGCCCGTCCCGATGCTCGCCCTCGCCGAAGAACGCCTGCAGCGCGGCCGAGAGCGGCGCCGGAAGCTCGCCGATGACCTCGACCCCATCCGCGTCGCAGACGAGGTCGCAGCCGGCCGCACGGACCGCCCCGACGAGCCCCAGGGCCTGCGCGTGCGCGGTCAAAGCCGCCTCCGCGGTCGCGGGTCGGCTGCGTCACCGGTAGGGGGGTCGACTGGTGACGCAGTGGTGACCGCGCAAGTGTCCGGATTTACTGCCTTGTCATTACTGTCACCAGTGTCACCACTATTCTTTAAAGAAGATGAAGAGTTAAGAGAGGGAGATAGGTCGCTAGTAACTCCATAGGGATCGAGTGGTGACACTGGTGACACCGGTGACTTCCCTTTGATGTCGAAGAGTTGCGCTGTCCCCACTATGTCACCAGTGTTCCCACTAGTGGTGCCGGGAGGGTCGTCTAGGACGTACTTCCACACACGTTCCCCTCCGATGCGCACCTGACGGCGCACCCATCCGAGCTCGCGCAGGATGGCCGAGACCCGGTTGCTCGAGCGCTGGTCGTACTTCCATCCCTTGCGCGTCGACGTCGACGCCGGCCGCACGTACGAGCTGAAAGAGCTGGGCACCGTCTCTTCGGGGCCAAAGCCGAGATGGTCGAGCACGTCGCCGATGGTGACGACCTTGCGCGTCTTGAGGAACGGCCCGACGACCTCGTGCCATGGGTCGACCTGTCGCCGGTCGGCTTGCTCTTCTTCGGCCTGGGCGCGTACTTCGGGGTCGGTGATGTGCCACGACTCGCCGGCCCGCACGCGGTGCAACGCCTCTGCCCAGAGTTGATCGCGGTCGCGCGCGAGGCCGTCGGTGTCGATGCGCAGACACTCGATGGGCCAGAAGCGCCGACCGCCCGTCGGGTCGACGAGGTAGCTCGACTCGTTCGTCGACGCCGCGAACACGCAGCGGCGGGGATGCTCCATCGTCCGGTGCGCGTAGGCGGAGCGGAAGGCGGGCGCGCGCTGCGACACGAAGGCTTTGAGCGTCGAGACTTCGCTCTTCTTCATATGGTCGAGCTCGGCCAGCTCGATGATCCACGGCCCGATGCAGTGCTCGAGCGCGTCCTTTGTCGTGATGTCGGGCAGCGAGTCCGAGAAGTTGTCGTCGCCCGCGAGCGTGCGCAGCGCCGTCGACTTGCCGATGCCCTGCTTTCCCTCGAGGACGAGCACATGGTCGACCTGGCAGCCCGGCGTGCGCACGCGCGCGACCGCCGACAGCATCCACTTGGCGACGACCGTCCGCGTGTAAGTCGTGTCTTTGGCGCCGAAGTACACGGGCGCCATGGTGTCCAGGCGCGGCACTTGGTCCCAGACGAGCGCGATCAGGTAGTCGCGCACGCGCTCGATGCGGTTGCGCTCACAGGTCAGCGCGATGGCGCGCTCGAGCTGCGAGGGCTGCGGCTGCGTCGCCCAACCTAGACAGCCTTGCGCGACGAGCCAATCGCCGACGCGCGTCACGTCGCTATCGATCAGCGGTCGAGGCACCGTCGCGCGTTCGACCGCCATGTCGTCAGCGAAGGGCGGCACGAGTTGGAAGATTTGCCGCTCTCTGCGCGCGTCGAACGCGAGCACACCCGCCCAGGCCGGATGCAGCATCAGCACGCGGGCGATGTTGTCGACGTCCTTGATCGGCAGGTTCGACTCTGCGTCCCTGCGGAGCTTGGGCAGCACGGGCGCCCAGTTCTCGTCCGAGGCGCCCGCCATCGTGGTGTCGGGCGGAAGCTGGCCGTTCTTGCGCGCGTCGTCGAACAGGTCGTGAAGCTCCGAGAGCTCGTGCGTCGCGAGGAAGTCGTCGAGCTTGGGCGCGCTCGGAGGAAAGCGGACGATGTACACGCGCGCGCCGATGGCCTGCAGCGCGCGCCCGAACGCGAGTTCCTGCTTTCGTACGTCCTTGTTCGACAGGGCGTCACAGTCAAAGCAGAGCATCACCTCGCGCTCGCGCAGCGCCAGGTGCACGAAGTACGGGTGCAGCGAGCGCTCGCCTTTGACGTGCCACTGCGTCACGCCGGGCAAGGCGATCGCGCTGATGCCGGCCGACTCGGCCGCGAGCATCTTCTTTTCGCCCTCCGTGATGACGACGGGGATCTTCACGTCGCGCAGCGCGGCCGGGTCGAGCAGCGACGGCCCGAACATGATGTGCGTACCGGAGTCTTTGGCCTGCACGTACTTCGTCAGTTCGATCGACTGGTCTTTGCGACGCGTCTCGAACGGCACGGCCGGCTTGCCACGAAAGAGCACCGGGTCTCTCTGCAGCGGCATCTTGTACGGGTAGACGAGCACCGGCAGGTGCCCTTCCCACATCTTCGCCGTCCGTCCGAAGAGCTTCGACGCCGCACGCGGGTCATCGATCGAGAACAGACCCTGACGATCTGCAATCTCGGGCGAGATGGCCGAGGCTTGAAGCTCGGCTATCTGCGCTGCGGTGTACCGCGTGCTGTCGAAGGCAGACGACATCGGCGCTTAGTGCGCGCCTTCGGCTTCGTCGGTCGGCTTTTTGCCGCGCTTGCGCTCCTGCTTGGGCGGGGGCAGTTCCTCACCCATGTCGAAGGCGGCCTGCCGTTCGTTGGGGTGCATGGCGCGCTGGCGGACGACCGCACCCGTATCGGTGCGGATGATGTCGACCATCTGCGCGCCGTAGCGGGGCCGCTCGTAGCACTCGATCGGACGAATCTCTTCGCCGCGGTCGATCTCGACGACGAGGTCTTTGATCTTCTCTTTGACCGCGTCGATGTCCGACTTGATCGCGCTGGCCTGCAGCTTCTTTTCGGCTTCGAGCTTGGCGACCTCGATGCAGCGCTGCGTCAACTGCTTGCCCTTCATCAGCACTTCTTCGGGTGTGAGGGGAACGGCGAGCTGTTCGACGGTTTTGGCGGCTTGCATCAGGTCAGACCTTTCGCGCGCGCTCGAGCGCGCCGGAATCGCAGATGTTGCGTTGCAGGACATCGAGACAGCCCGACAGCGTGTCGTTTGGGCCGGCGTCGACGGCGGGGTCGCGCGTGAAGTTGGCTCGCGCGTACAGCGAGCCGTCGTCACCGATCTCGACGACGATGATGGTCAGAGGGCGGCGCGTGGACCTTGGCAGGATCATCAGACTGCCTCCCGAGCAAGGGTCGCGCGCGGGAACGCGAGCTCGGCTGCGATGCGGCGCTGCCCGAGCGCGAACGTCGCACCGTCACACTCGGCGCCGACGGCTTTGCGGCCGCGAAGAGCACACGCGGCGAGCGTCACGGCGGCGCCTGCGTAGGGGTCGGCCACGAGGTCGCCCTCGTGCGAGTAGTCCTGCACGATGTCGAGCATCATCAGGAGCGGCTTACTTCCCGCGATGCGCAGGCCATCCTTGCGGCGCTCGGGCGCGGCGCGGTACTCGCCCGGCAGCGCGCCCCAGAGCGGCCGCATCGCGCGAGGCCTCGACACGAGCAGATGCGCGGTCCAGTTGGCAGGACCGTCGCCGGCAAGGCGCACGTTGCTGCCGCGCTGCACGCACGGAAGCGGCGCGAACACGTAGCGGTCATGCCGCCGCAAGGCTTCTTCGTAGGCGGGCACGAGGTCGTGCGACGTGAAGACGCAGAACCATTTGCGCGTGCGCGGCGCCCAGCTGTCGACGAACGCGTCGACGAGCTCGGGCGTGAAGAAGGGGTACGAGATCCCGGCCTCCGAGATGGCCGACGCGTTGATCGCGCTCGAGCGCGCGTGCTTCTGCCCCTTGTGGGTGCGCGCGCTGTAAGGGGGGTCGGTGATCACGTGGTCGACGGCTTGGACATCCGCGAGCGCCTTTTCTTGGCGGCCCAGGCGAAAGCGGATGAGCGACGTCGCCCCCATCAGCCGTCACCATCGCGGCGGTCGCGCGGTCCGCGCATGTCCTGATCGTTGTCGTCGGCGCTGGCGCGGTCGAAGGTCCACTCGATCAGCACGATGGACACGAGCGCGAGCACGATCATCGCAAACAGCCCCACAAGCTCCCCGGTCGAGAGCTGGCTCGCTGCTGTCCTGACCATCGCTGATGCCTGCACCGTCACGTCGCCCCCCGGCCGTGTGCTCGTTTGCTCTCGTCGTGCGCGCCCGGCGTTTGGGCGCCCCTGCCCTTACGCGGCGCGCGCTCGCTCGCGTCCCGTGATCAGCTTGTCGAGCGTGCAGCCGTACGCCTCCGCCAGCGCATTGAAGCCGTCCGCGTTGGGCTCGAAGCGGTCCGTCTCCCAGCGCTGGATCGTGCGCACGGAATACCCGGTCTTCTCTGCCGCCTCTTGCACGGAGACGTTCGCGTCGACGCGCGCCATCCGCAGATTCTTCCCGAGCCCCACCATGACCCGGAGAGTAGGGCGCGGAATGTCAGTTACGCAAGGTGCTAATCGCACGAACAGACACGTCTGCAGACTGGGCACGAGCAAGTCTGACTGCTCGACATTTTACGCCCGGACACTTCTAGCCCCAGATGTTGCCCCACGTCGAAAACCACTTCGCGCGCAGGTCGTGAACTGTCATGGTCCCGTCTGTGACCGGACGAAAACTGACACACGCGACAGAACGCGGCGCGAGTCGATCTGAGTGTCTGGACGACAGTAAGATCATGTCGCACACGACGACCACGACACTCCCCGCCCAAGTGGGTCAGCAAGCAATCGACGGGGGTCGCTCGTGACTGCGACGAGTGCGCGTCGGCTGCCCGTCGTCACCCCGAGCAAGCCCCCGCGTTGGGACTTTCGAAAGTGGGGGACGCTCGCCGACCCCATTCACAAAAGCCACATGTCCACGCTGATCGGCGAGTACGCGTGCACGCAGCAGTTCAAGTTCGACCGCATCGCCGAACTCGTACACGCAGCGCGTGAGACGTGTTCGGGCAAAACCGAGATGGGAACGGCCGTGCACGAGACCATCGCGCGCGCGCTTCGAAACCAGGCGGTCCGCGACAGCATCCTCGCCGGCAAGCCCGCTACGTCGGCCGAGCGGCTGACCAGCGTGCTCGAGACGGAGTTCGCGCGCACCGTCGCCGGCCGTGAGGTCCGTTGGTACGGAAAGAGCGAGGCGCAGAAGGCGCTCGACGAAGGCGTCGCGATGGTGACGGGGCTGTTTGCCGACATGCATCGGTACGTCGCGGCCGTCGAGCTCGTCGAGGCCGGCTTCATCGTCAAGATGGGCGAGCTCTGGCTCGAAGGTCACACCGACCTGATCTACCGCCCCGTCGAGGCGCCCGAGTCGCTCGCCTTCACGGACTGGAAAACGGGCGCGCAAAAGCCGCATCAGAAGCGTCTCGATCATGGCTACGAGGGCGGCATCTACGCGCACGCGCTGGCCGAAGGGACCTTTCTCCCGACGACGGTGCTCGATGCGTGGCGGCAGGCAGCGAACGAAGACCGGCTCGCCGACGTGCCGCTCGACCCCTGGGACGTCAAGGCCATCGGCGCCGCGCCCACGGAGCGCGCGGCGATGCACCTGTCTCTGCGTGCTGTCGCGAAGAAGCGGGAGACCGAGGGCGTGCTCGTCGAGGGCGCGGTGCGCTTCGAGAAGTTCCCCGACGTGATCCGCTTGACCCAACTGCGCGACTACATCCCGTACACGAAGAAGGGCGACAAGCAGGTCAAGCGGCCCGAAGACCTCGAATACTGGTCGCGCGTCTTCGGACGCGAGGTCAAGCGCGACGAGAAGATCAAGTACGAGCCGGGGCAGTACCGCGGGGGCGCGTGGCTGACCGTGCAGCGCAGGGCCGACGACGTCACGCGGCTCGAGCGGCAATTGCGCTCGGTGGTCGGGTGGGTGCGCTTTGGGCGCTTCGTCGAGGCCGTTGGCGAAAAATGCGACCGCTGTCCGTACAGCGGCCCGTGCCTGACGTCGGGCTTCGAGCTCGACGGCGACGAGGCCAAGCAGATGCGCGACGCACTGCGGGGCGTCGACCTGGGCGCGACCGACGAACTCAGCATCGACGACTAAGCATCCAGACGCTTGAACGGTCGAACGTTCGGGCGTTGAGACGGTGAAACGTTCAGACAGTTATGCGCTCGGGTGTGGGCGCCAAGGATGGTGGGGGAAGCCATGGTGAAGAAAGACGCGACGGCCGCTGCGCTCTCGACGGCAGACAACAGTGCGACGTCGGCGCTCGCGGCCGCGCCGCAGACCGAAGCCGAGCAACTCGCCGCGCTCTATGGCGATACGAAGGTCGAAGACGACGGCCTGCAGGAGGCCGACAGCGACGACATGCGGCTGCCCGTCATCGTCTGGAACATGAAGGGCAAGGATCCCAAGACGAACGAGCTTCGCCGCCTCGACGAGTTCTACGACACGCTGAACGAGGTTTCGCACCGTCAGTTGCGCGTCGCGTTCGTGCACCTGCACAAGACGCGGCTGTTCTCGCGGTTCAATAACGACACGAACGAGAACGTCATCTACTGCTCGAGCAAAGACGGCGTGACTGGCAGGATGCGCGAGAAGCACCCCGACGGGCTGCAGTTGAAGGGGCCGCGCGGCGAGCTCCTGCCCATCGTCCAGGGCACCGTGCGCGACTGCAAGACGTGCCCGGACTCCGACTGGCATCAGAACAGCGCCGGCAAGAACATTCGCAACTGCGATCCCGTGTACGGCATCTTCGCCGCGCACTTGGACGAGCAGAACCGGCCGACCGATGGCTTTCTTCTGCGCTTCAAGCGCACGGGTCTGCCGCCGCTCAAGACGCACATGCAGAAGCATCACCTCGGCCGCCGCATCCTGCCCAACGGGTCGCGCGTGAACGTGCCGCTGTACACCTTCGCGTGCACGCTGACGCTCGAGATCTCGAAAAACGGCAACTTCGCAACGCCGCTGATCACGCGCGGCGAGATCCTGCCAAAGACGACCATCGACCTGCTTGCCGATCAGGCAAAGCTCTTCGCCCAGGTCAGCGACATCGCCAGCGAGGCGGCCGACTCGCAGGAGCAGCGCCACGAAGCGGGCGACAACTCGCGTGCGGGCGCGGGCGGCGAGATGCGCGGCGACGACTTCGTTACCTGATCCACTTCTGATCTACCCCTAGCGCCAAGGAAGGCCCTACCCCCATGTCGAAGAAGACCAGCATTCGAGACGTCGCTACGTCTCTCCCCACGGTCCTGACGCTCGCGCGTGCGCGTCGCGCCTATGCCGAGCGCGTGACGACCGCACCGGCCGCCTACGACGCAAGCGGCAAGGTGCAGCAGCCGCGAACGTCGACGCGCGCCTCGCTCGATGTCGTTTCGCATGTGGGCGCGAAGCGAGTTCGGCAAGCAGCCGGCCGGCGCGCTGTCCCCGAAGCTCGCGACCATCGTGCACGGGCCAGAGGCCTGACCCATGGGCCTCGACGTCTCTCACGATTGCTACAGCGGCACGTGCACCAGTTTTCACTACTGGCGCAAGCGCCTCGCTGCGGCAGCCGGCATCGACCTCAATGCGATGCGGGGTTTTGGCGGCGAGGTCGCGTGGGAAAGCCTCGCGCCCGACGTGCTGCACGTGCTGCTCAACCACGCCGACAACGAAGGCGAGATCGAGGTTGAGCACCTCTTGCCGCTGGCCGCGCGCCTTGACGAGCTCGGGCCGCTGATCACGTCCGACGACGACACGCGCGTCGACCACCTTCGAACAAGAGCGCGACGCTTTGCCGACGGGCTTCGTCTCGCAGCCTCACGCGGCGAGCGAGTCGAGTTCGAGTGACCCCTTTCGATCTCCGATAGGCGGGGATCTCAAGCAGTACCAGACCAACAACCCGACACAGACCAAAAGAGGCGGATCCACATGTCACAACTCGAACTCAACCAGGGCGACAACTTCATCTTCGGCGTCGACGTCTCGGCCAGCATGCAGGCCAGCGACTGCCCCGGTGGTGCGCAGCGCATCCAGTACCTCAAAGAGAAGGTGATCACCTTCGCCAAGGAAGCCGGCAAGTACGACGAGGACGGGATCGACGTGCTCACGTTCGGCCAGACCGTGACCTCGTACAAGGGCGTGACGGCAGAAAAGGCAGAAGAGATCGTCGGCAAGCTCAAGGCCAACGAGGGCGCGACGCAGACTCACGCGCTGATCCAAGAGGCCTTCAAGCTGCACAAGGCAGGCGGCTACAAGCAGACCGTCTTGTTCATCGCGACCGACGGTCAGCCCAGCGACCCCAAGGCAGTGCAGAAGGCGATCGTCGACATCACGAAGGAGATCAAAGACGAGCACGAGTTCGCGATCTCGTTCCTGACGGTTGGTCAGATCGATCCCTCACTCAAGTCGTTTCTCGACGGCCTCGACGACGACTTGAAGGGCGCCGCGCACGACATCGTCGACGTCAAGACGCTCGAAGAGGTCGACTTCATCAGCGCGTTTTCCGCCGCGCTGCACGACTGATGCCCGCCAAGCCGCAGCCTCCGCCGCGGCCGCCTCCGCCGCCCTCGCGTGAGCCCATCGGCGGGCCGCCGTACGCGGCGCTGCTGATGCTGGTCATCGCGTTGGCGGTCGCGCTGTCGTTCTGCATCGCGGCCCCCTGACCCTTCCCCTCTCACACTCTCGACAGGAATGCACCATGGACAAGCTCACGCTTCGAAAGCCCGTCGGCGACGACCTGACGGGCACGTTTCAGGACATGGCGACACTGCGCACGGGGCCGGCGATCGTGATGTCCGCGGCCGGCGTGTTCCTCGCGACGGGATCGCTGATCCTGACGCTCGTCAGCGTGGGCATGACCTCGTTCATTCACGCGCTGTGGGCGCGCATCGTGGTCGAGCGAGAAGGACAGGTCGAGCGGTGACGCGGCTGTCTGTCTGGGGCGCGAGCGACGACCTGCTCGAGATTGCAATCGACGGCAAGGTCGTCGACGAGCTCGGCTGTTACGACAACACGACCACGATCATGGTCGACGACGGCGAGCGCGGCCGCGTGGTCATCGACTACGAGCACTCGGGACAGGTCGGCTGGCGTGCAACGGTCTCCCTGCCCAAAGACCACGACGACGGGCAGCCTATGGTGGCCGTCGCGCTGTCGCTGTCTGAAAACGGCTACTCGCCTCGCGTCGACGTCGAGCTGCTGTCGAGCAGCCCCGTCGCCACGTTCAAGCACCGGGATCGTCTGCTCGGCACGTTCGAGGGCGGGCGCTTCAAGGCTGCGCGCAGCGAGGAAGAGTGATGGCCCGGCCGGTCAAGCTGTTCGAGCGTGGTCAACGCGTGCGCGTCTTGCGCGACCACGAAGACCGCCCCGTCAACTTGGTCGGCCGAGTCGAGCGCCTGCGTCGCAGCGATGACTGCGCGTGGATCGAGCTCGACGAGCGCTGCGTCGACGCGGCCGTGCACCCGTTCCCCGATACACACGGCGACCCCAAGGGCCGATGGGTGCTCGCGTTCCCCGGCGACTGCGAGAGGGTGTGATGTCGAGGAACACGCACGCGGCTCTCTCCCTCTCTGCACTCGGGCACTACGTGCACCTGTTTGCATGCACCGCGGCGCGCTTCGAGGGGGGCGAGCGGGCGTGGTTCAAGCCGCTGCCCGAGCTCAAGCGAAACGAGGATGTCGTGCAGCGCGGGCCGTACCGCTGCGGCGGCGTCGACCTGCAGATCTCATGGCTGATCTTCTCGGCCGGGCTGTCGTACTCGCCGAAAGGGGGGCTCGATGCTTGAGCTCGACGCCCCTTCGGATCGACGCCTGTCGCACTTCGGCCGCGTCGTCGCGCGCACGCTGGAAGCCGGCGAGCTCGCCACGCTGCACTACTGGTTTGGACAGGCCGAGGCGAGCTTCGCCTGCAAGCTGTCGACACCGGGGCTGCGGCTCGACGCGCGCGCGCTGTACGTCGAGCAAGGTGTCGGCCTGCGCGTGGTGCCGTGGCGGGACGTCTTCATGGTGCAGGGCGAGGTTGACCGCTTCGTGCAGCATCGGCGGCTGTGCGACCTGCCTTGGAAGCTAGCGCGCGAACTGCGGCTCGAGCTCGACGAGTGCGACGAACGCGCGCTCGACCGCGAGCCGTTCGAGATCCGCGACTCGCTGCAGCGCGCGCTCGATCGTGGGCGGCTGTTCGCGCGCGGGCAGTACGCGCCGACCTTCGTCGAGCAACTCGAGTCGCGCGCGGCCGCGACGCGGGCAAAGCTCGCCGAATGGCCCGACGCCGCAGAGCCGCACCACTACCCCCCGGCCGGCTGGCAGGACCGGCTCGAGCGCGCCCAGGTCGAGCACCCGGGCTACCGCGAGACGCTCGACCAAGTCGGCATGCGCGAGCTGCCGGACGGCACCTGGACGCACACCGGGCACCCGGCCGCGGCGATGCAGCACGGGCCCGAGCGCGAGGGGAAGCCCAGTGTTTGAGCCGGTCGAGTTCGCGCGCATCGAGGGCGAGTTCTTGTCGCTCTCAGGCGGCGACATCTGGGACCGGATCGAGTCGGTTGCGTGGCAGCGCCTGCAACTCGAGCGGGAGCACAGCCACGTCAAGCAGCTCGAGCGCCGCTCGCGCGAGCACGGCCGCGCCTACCATCGCAGCTACGAGCGCGCGCGCCGCGTGCGCAACAAGCAGCGCGACGCCATCGTCCGGTGCTGCCCGTGCTGCCGCCGCATGTGGGCGCTGACGGCTGCGCAGGTTCAGGACGGCACGCGCTACTGCTCGCCCAAGTGCGCCGCCCGGCAGCGCGTCGCGCAGGGCATCGTGCGCCCCGCGCGCATGGTCACGATCGACGGTGTGACGCGCACGCTGCCCGAGTGGGCGCAGCGCTTCGGCATCACGGTCGGCATGGTGTATCGACGCGTGCGCGAGGGCATGCCGGTCGAGCAGGCGCTGACGGCATCGAAGACGCGCGGCCGCGGCGTCAGTCAAAGGAAGGTGGCTTGTGCCTGACTCTATCCGTGGCGAGCTCGTCTCGTTCCGCGTCGCCGGCTCCGACTTCTGGGGCTTCGGCACGCTGCGCACGCTGCACGACGGGGGCAACCTCTCGATCGTCGGCAAGCTCGTCGGCGCCAATCCCGGCGATACGCTCGAGCTCGAAGGCGACCTCGCGCATCATCAGAAGTACGGAAAGCAGTTCAAGGTCAAGACGTGTCGCGTCGTGCTGCCTGCAGACCAAAGCGGCGTTGTCGGATGGCTTGCCGCCAAGCTCCCGCAGATCTCCAAGCGCCGCGCGGAACAGCTCGTCGAGCGCTTCGGCGTCGATGGCCTTTGGCAGATGCTCGACACGGGCGACCACATGGGTCTGTGCGTCGTCGACGGCATCACCCCGCCGCGCGCCGACGAGATCCTCGCCGCCTACCGCGCGCACAAGCACGACCGCGATCGCATGGTCCGCTTCAAGCAGTGGGGCTTGACCGACAACCAAGTGGCGAAGGTCGTCGAGATGTGGGGCAGCGATGCCGAGTCGCGCATCAGCGAAAACCCGTACAAGCTCATGGAGTGCGTGCGCGGCTTCGGCTGGCAACGTTCTGACGACGTCGCGATGCGCATGGGCGTGCGCAGAGACGACCCTGCCCGCCTCTGTGCGGGCCTCATGCACGCGATGGATACCGCGACGCAGTCGGGTCACTGCTTCGTCGCGTCGGGCAAGCTCGTCGCGCTGACGACGAACAAGGTCGTCTGCATCAGCGACGAGCGCGCGGTGCGCAACGCGCTCGAGCTCCTGATCCGCACGGGCAAGCTCGAGCGGCTCGAGCAAAACATCTACCTCCCCCGCATCGCCGACGCCGAAGGCTCGCTCGCGATGGCGTTCGCGCGTCGAGCCCAGCGCGCGCGGGAGTCTGCCGCGTGACGCGCAGCGCGACGGAAGAAGTGATCGCCGCCTGTCTGTTTCTACGAAAGGGACTATCCATGCCGCACCGCAAAGAAGAAGAAGGCCCCTCGACGTTCATTCCCGGCGACGTCGTCGAGCTCAAGCTCGCGCCCGGACTGCACATGACGGTCGAGAAGATCGAGCAGACCGAAGGCGGCCGCGTCGATATCGGCTGCGTGTGGTTTGCGGCCGACGACTCGGGCCCGCATCGTCGACCGTTCGATGCGCGCCGGCTGCGCCTCGTGCAGCGTAACCCGCCCGGGCAGACGACCGACGACGACGAGCCGGTGCGCGGCCGCGTGGTCGCCGCCCCTTACGAGGCGCCCTCGGCCTACGACTCGCCCGCGTTCGACCTGGGCAATACGCCGATCGCTCCGCGCGACGAGGCATAGGCGGCCGTGAGCTTCGTTCGCTGCCCCAACTGCGTGCGCCTCGAAGCGACCACGCGCGAGAAGTGCGCCGAGCTCAACACGACCGCGCACGAGCTCGAGCGCGCGAGGGCCAGCGAGCGGATGCTGCGCGCCATCTGGGCGACGCTGACCGACGACGACAGGCGCGAGGTCATGGCAAGGGTGTTCGAAGCGGAAGGGGGCGAGGATGGCGACCAAAGCCAAAGGTGAAGATTCTGACGCGAATCTGCGTTCGGGTGAAGTCGGACAGGGCATGCCGAAGCCGCCCGCGAGCGTGCGCTGCGCTGCGCGAGACGAGAACGGCGACGAGTGCCGCGCCGGCATCGACGCAGGGTCCACGTGGTGCCTCGAAGATCAGATGAAAGACCGCTGGACGACCGTCGGTCGGCGTCACTACTGCCCCGCGCACAAGGCCCAGGCTGACGAGCAGGCCGAGTTCGAGGCCCGCGCAGATGTCGCGCTCGATGGGCTGATGGCACGCGCAAAGAAGTTGGTGACGTCGTGAGGGTCGTCAGGTGGCACGTGAAGTTCGAGCCCGGCAATCTGGGCGTCGGTCTGTTCTGGGGCCGCTGCTCGAGCAGCGACGGCCGACGGGTGAAGAAGTCGATCGCGCTGCCTAGCGGCGACGTCGTCGACTGCATCGCGCCGGCCGAGTCGCTGCATGTGTACTTCGCGCCGATTCCTTTCTTCGAGGCGCACATCGAGATCGAAGGGCGGCAGAAGAATGCAGCAGTTTGATCTTGACCCCTCGCAGCAGCGCGCCGTCGAGCTGATGGCGCATGCTCCCTTCTGCGTCATCACGGGCGGGCCCGGTACGGGCAAGTCGACGACGCTGCGCACGACGCTCGCGCAACTGCTGCAGGAGGGCCAACGCGTCGCGCTGGCGGCGCCTACGGGCAAGGCAGCGCGACGAATGAGCGAAGCGACCGGCTACGAGGCCTCGACGATTCACCGGCTTCTAGGCTGGACACGGATGGGGTGGACCTACAACGCCCACAACCTCTTGCCCTTCGACGTGGTCATCATCGACGAAAGCTCGATGCTCGACGTCGAGCTCGCCGCCGACCTCGTCACGGCGGTCGACAAGCGCGCGCGGATCATCTTCGTCGGCGATGCCAACCAACTGCCGAGCGTCGGCCCGGGCCGCGTGCTCGCCGACCTCGTCGAGTCTGACGCGGTGCCGATCGCGCGCCTGACGCACGTGCATCGAGCGGCGGCCGAGTCGTGGATATGTCGCAACGCGCCGAAGGTGCTCGCGGGGACCGAGCTCGAGCTCGTCGACCTCCCTGACTTCCGATTCATCGAGGCCGAGTCGAGCGACGACGTCGCGGCCGCCGTGTGCCGCGTGGTGACCTCGCCCGAGCATCCCGGGGCGCAGGTGCTCTCGCCGCAGCGGACGGGCGCAGCGGGCGTCGAGTCGCTCAATCTGGCTCTGCAACGCACGCTCAATCCCTCGCGCGGGCCCGGGGCCGAATGGAAGATCAGCGACACGGTGCTGCGCCTGGGCGACCGCGTGATCCACACGGTCAACAACTACGACTTGCGCGTCTTCAATGGCGAGGTCGGCGAGATCCTCGCGCTTGATCACGAGCGCCTGATCGTCGACTACGGCGACCGGCAGGTGACCTACAGCAAGGCCGACGCGTTCGCGCTCGACCTCGCGTACGCGCTGACGGTGCACAAGTGCCAGGGCAGCGAGTTCGGTTGGGTCGTGTGCGTGGTGCACTCGTCGCACTCGTACATGCTGACGCGGCAGCTCTTCTACACCGCGATCACGCGCGCGAAGGTGGGCGTGATTCTGATCGGCAACCAGAAGGGGATCGCCGTCGCGACCAGCGCCAAAGCGCCCCCCGTCCGAAACACCGCGCTCGTTGCCCGCATGAAGGCCTACGCCGACACGATGCCGCAAAGCGACGCGTTCGACGACCTGGGCGACGACGACTTCGACAGCGACGGCGAGCTCGACGAGGCCAACGCGCTCGCGGGGAGCGTCGAGAACGACAACGGAGACGAGATCCCATGGTGAAGGCGTGACGCGGACGATCAGCACGCGCCCGGCGCCGGCTGCACCTCGCTCGGGGTACGACGTCTTGAAGACGGTCGGCGGCTGGGGCATTCGTCGCTGGCACACGGTCGAGGGCGGCGAGCGCGTCTACGATGCGATCCTCGTCAGTCGATGGCCGAAGAAGGTCCAGGCGCTGGCCGCGCGGGCCGAGCTGCTCGAGCGGGAGCGCCTGACGTGACATCGCTCGACGACCCCACTCCGACCCGGCACGAGGTCGAGCTCGCCGAAGCGGCCGCGGTGTCGCACGTGCACGCGATCGCGCTCGCGAAGATGCTCGCAGGTCATCGCGAAGACGTCCTGCGGCCCTTCATCGAGCTCCGAAAAGACTTCGAGGCGCTCGGGGATGAACGCGTGGTGCGGCTGCTCGACGAGCTGATCAACGCTGCCCGGGGGCTGTCGTGATCCTCTGGAAAGAGCCCGCAGAGCCCGAGCCCAGCACACTGATCCTCGTCTTCGTCTGCGGCATGGCGTTCGGGGCGTTCGTCGCCATCGTGGGCGAGTTTCTCGCCTATCACAGACACGACGGCATCCGAGACACCACGGGCCCAGTCGAGTGCGTCACCGGGCCGTCGTAAGAGCCTGCACGAGCGACTCGCGCCGACAAAAGAAGGCTTTCGCCTTCCCCTTGGTCACGCATGGTCGAAGAACGCCTCTCGCTTTGCGTGCAGACCGCCGTGAGCTTACCGCGTTGCGCCGACCGTCGCCAACCTCTCAGCCGCCGCCAGCCGCCCTGATGGCTCCACCCTTGCCGTACAGGCGGCCGTCGAGCTTCGCCGCGTAGGTGCCCTCCGCCAGCCTGGCAACGCACCCGCCCGCGACCCCCTGCGCGCTCTGCAACTCTCCCAGCCGTCTGGCCGCCGCGGCCGCTGTCTTGAAGCCGGTGAAGCCGTCGTCACTCTTTCCGTCTGCCATGAGATAAGCATAGCGGAAGACGCTCGCACAACGCAAGCGTTTATTTAGAGCCGTGTCGCGAGCCCGGTCGCGCTCTCGATCACGCGGTGCAGCGCGTCGACGTAGACGCCGTCAGACTCGCTGACGAGTTTCAGCGCCAGCCCGCGGCCCGTGTGAAAGCTGACGGTGTAGGTGTCGGTCCCGGCGTCGAGCTTGATCACGATCTTGCTGACCGCGCGCGACCCGCGAATCGCGAACTGCAGCCCGTCGTCGAGGGCGACCAACTGATAGGCGCCCATCATGGACAGGGCGAGGTTTCCGAGTTGCTGCACAATCGTCTTTGCTACTTCGTTTGCCATGTCTAAGAGTACCGCGAAACGCTTGCGGCATGCAAGCGTTTCGCGGCAGACGCTCACCAGCGCCGCGGCATGGGTGCGCATGCCAACCGCCTGGGCGACGCGGCAGTGCGCGCCAACAACGGCGATCCGACGAAGTTCGTCGAGCTCGTGCGCAGCTCTAAATAAACGCTTGCCTCGTGCCAGCGTTTGGCGATATTCTATCTCTTGTGAGCGGCACGAAACGCCCGCCCGCAGAAAGCAGTACCCGACCATGGCACGCCGCACGACCAGCACCGCAGAGATTGCCAAGCAGATCCGCGCCGACCTCAAAGCCGCAACCAAGTCGGGCAGCCTGCCGGCCGTGACCGTCAGCGTGCGCACGAGCAACTTCGCGGGCGGCAGCTCGATTCGCGTCGAGCTGACCGGGGTGCCCGACGGCTTCGAGATCGCGAACGCCGACCAAGTCGACTACAGGCTCGACCACCCCGAAGGCACCTACTGGAACATGCCCGAACGCTGCCGCGACCGCTACAGCCCCGAGGGCACCGCGCTGGTCGCCAAGATCGACGCGATTGCGCGCGCCTACCACGAAGACAACTCGACCGACGACGGCGGCGACAAGTGCTGGAACGTTAATTTCTACCTGCACATCGACGTTGACAGCGCGCTCGTTGCAGCCAGCCGCGAGCGCATCGCGGCACGCCTGACCGCAGAGCGGCGCGCGGCAGCTGCTGCCGCAAAGCCCCGCGTGTACCTGCGCGCGGTCGCGGTGCGCCTCGCTGACTGATATAAACGCTTGCAGCAAGCAAGCGACTATGAGACTCTAGATAAGTCAGCAGCGACGGACGCTGCGACGAGTCAGGAGTACCCCCCCATGTTGAACGTCAGCCGCGCCGACAACCGCTCTTTCCTGCAGGTCGCCTTCTTCACGAGCAACGCAGTCCATGCCTTTCGCGCGGGTCAGACGCTGGACGCAAGGGCGCCACGTCGGGCAGGCCGAGTTGATGGCCGCCGAGATCGACGACCCCACCCTGCAGACGCGCGCGACGACGCTCTGCCTTGCGCTTGCCGAGGCCATGCGCGCCTGAATAAACGCTTGCTCCTAGCAAGCGTAGTGTGAGACTCTAGGTAAGTCAGCAGCGACGAAACGCGCCGACGAGCTCGGAGCCACCCCTCATGACGAAGACCCACTACCAGCACGCGGACAACCTCGGAACCTTCGCTCGCATGTACTGCGGGCAGGCGCAGCACCGCACGGGCCTGCGCGGCGGCATCATGAGCCCCAACGCCAGCGCCGTGACCTGCGCGCGCTGCCTTGCCAAGCTGGCCGCCCGCAAGGCGCCTCGCCCGCTCCGCGTCGAGGTCGAAGAGACGCTGACGGCCGAAGAGCAAGCGCGCATCGATGCGCTGCCGTGCGTGCCGCGCACCGACCTCGGCAAACGCCGCTAGATAAACACTTGCCACGTGCAAGCGTCTTGTGAGACTCTAGAGAAGTGGCAGGGCAGCGCGACGCAGCCCCCGCAGAAAGAGCAGTACCCGATCATGTGGACAGCAAGCGGTTCCGAAGCTCTGGCATTGGCACTTGAGTTTGCGGCGACGTTCTCGCGCGCCGAAGCCCGCGCGGCCATCGTCGCGCTGATGCGCGCCGAGATCAAAGCGGACCGGCAGGCCGATCGACTGTTGCTCGCACGAACCGTCGACAGCGCCGACCATGCCAAGAACGTCGAGCTGACCGTGCAGGCCGCCAAGCTGCGCCGCGACGCTGCCGAAGCGCGCACCCTGCGGCACCGGCTGGTCGAGCTGCACGTCGAGCTCACTGCGGCAGAGTAAATAAACGCTTGCACAGCGCCAGTAGTTGGCAGTATTCTAGTTTTGTCGGCAGCGAGAGACGCTGCGACGCGAGCCGGGAGCCGACACCATGACGGAGGTACGGGTGACCCCCCCGAAGATCACGCCCGCGCAGGCGCGCATGCTGCGAATCTGCGGCAGCTCGCGAGAGAGCTTTGACTGGGGTGACGTGACCGCGTGGGCGGTGCGCGCGGCCCCTAACGCCGAGATCGCATGGCGCAACGTCGTGCGCGTGGGCGACGCGCTATGCGCGAAGGGGCTCATCACGACCGGCCCGTGCGAGCCGCACGGCGAGGTCACCGAACTCGGTCGCGCGTGGCTGGCGCAAGACGCGGAGCCCGAATGACCGCGCGTCGACGACCCGAGCCCGTCGTGCGCCTACTGCCGCTCGGGCGGTGCATCCCGGTCGTGCTGCGTGCCCATCTGACCGGCTGCCCGGCGTGCGGGCGGCGCCTGGACCCGCCCCCCGGTCGCGAGTTCTACTGCGAGCCCTGCGGCGTCTTTCGCTGCGTGTGCTGCCATCTGTGGCGCCTGTTCGACGACGGCGGGGGCGACGACCCCGCGTGCAACGCTTGCTGGTATCGGGGCTGGAAGTACCGCAGGCGCGCGTTGCGCAGGTTGCGTGCGCAGTTGCTCGACAATCGCGCCCGGCGCGCGATCGATAAACGCTTGCGCGTTGCCAGTGACAGCGCGTAGGATCGTAGTCATGGGAAGACACAAGTCGGCGGTGCCGCAGAAACAGATCAGCGTCCGCATGCGGGATGTGGAGTCGCGCGAGCTCGTGCGCGCAGCCACGCACGCATCGGGCTACCTGCCGCGCATCTGTTACCGCATCTGGTGCATGACGGCTGCGGGCAAGCTCGAGAGGGCGACCGAGATTCGCCGCGAAGCCAAGCCGACCCGCGGCGCAGCGCTCGAAGATGGGCGCCTCGGAGAGGGGTCCGATGGGGTCGCGATCTCGTTCTTCGTGCCGACCGACGAGGCCGAATGGATCGACGAAGCGGCGGCCGAATGCGGGCTCGCGCGCGCGGCATGGCTGCAGCGCGTATTTCGCGCGGCTGCCGGCGACAAAGACACGCTCTCGAGTGTGCGAGCCGAGGGCGCGAATCTGGTCTCTCAGCTGACCCGCGCGCGCTCGAGCGCGGGCAAGGGTCATCGCTGATGAGCTTCGGGCGAGACCGAGCAACGGGTGGGGCCGGGTGAGGCGCGTAGCGACGCCGCCCGGTGCGCCGTCTCAGCGCGTCAGCTGGCACGAGGGCACGCCGTGCGACCAGCTCGAGATGCAGTGCCCGCACTGCGGCTTCGAGTTCGTCGCCCAGGTGCCGCGCCACGACGCCGCGATCCGGTGTCGATGCGGCCAAACGATGATGCTGCTGTGGCGCGCGCAGCCGGCGCGCTGGCACTGATGACCGAGCTCGATCTCTTCGTCGTACGCCTCGCATCGGCTGTGCACTGCGCGCGGGCCGGTCACTTCGTCAGCGCGGGCCTGTACCTGGGGCTCGCGCTGCCCGTGCGTGCCGAGCTCGGGCAGCACGGCGCGACGCTGTACTACGCAGTCGAGGCGGCCATCTACGAGCGCGAGCGGGCTAGCCGGTCGTAGGTCGTCTTGCACCGCTTGCAAAACTCGCAGCGCCGCCGAGTGGATCGAGCAGCCACCAATCGCAACGCAGGCCGCAGAGCGTTCTTTCGAGGCCCCCGCGGACGTAGTGCCGAAGCCCCCGCGGGTCAGGCGTCAGCACGACGAGCAAGGTCATAGGTCGATGTCGTCGGTTTCGATGCCGTGCTCGTCAAGCATCACGCGCTCGGCCTTGGGCGTCGCGAACCATGTCGCATCGCAGAAGCGTCTGACTTTCCGAATCGCCTCGACTTCCGACTCGGCCAACACGACGCGATGGATCGCGCCGTTGCCCGTCCAGCCGTTGAACACACGGTAGACGTGCGGCGGCACTAGTAGAGATCCTCGCTGAACAGGTTGCCCCGTCTGTAGCCGCTCGGGCACGCGCTGGGGATGCCGGCCGCGTGCTGCAGGCGCAGGCCCTCGGCGCGGTCGACGTAGCGGTTCGTCGAGGTGATGAAGCCCTGCCCGTCCGGCCCCAGTTGGTTGCAGACGTCCGCCCATGGCGCGGGCTCGAGCCCGATCGAGTGCCGGTAATCGATCAAGACACGGGCGGTGTGCATGCAGTCACCGTGACGATGGCCGCGGATGATGCGGCCATCGGGCAAGCGGATGGCTGCGCAGATCACGATCTCGGGGTCTGTCATCGGCTCCACTGTTGCACGACTCGGCGCGGTCGCGTTCGACGCTGCCACCCGTGTTCGCCGCAGTAGTCGCCCTCGACCTGCACGCGGGTGTGGCAGCGCGCGCCAGTGTTGTTGGTGCCGGCACAGCGAGCGGTGACAGGGACAGGGGTCCACGCGCCGCCGTGCGCGCGGCAATACTCGTTGTCCCCTGTCAGCGTGCCCCGGCACGGGTAACCCTGCTTCGTGCGGCCCTTGCAGGCCTTCTTCTTCGGCGCCGGCTCCGACTTGCGCGCGGCCGCGCTCACGACCGCCCCTTCTGATCCTCGCGCAGTAGGGTCAGCGTCTCGTCGAGCAGTTTGATCGTCGTGTTGCGTTCGACGCTCGTCAGCCACGTCATGTGGCCGTCCATGCCGCCCCCCTCCGTCTTGATCAGCAGCACAAACTCTTCGGCGCGGGTGAGGCGCTCGCCGATGATGCGCGCGATTTCGCGCCCCTTGGCTTCGAGGTGCTCGAGGAGCATCGGCGGCCGGTCTTTCTTCGGTTGGCACCATGCGATCACCTGCTTGGCGCGCTGGACGAACGCGATCGGGTGCTCGCCGTCGCCGCCCTGGGCACGCAGCGACCACGCCGCGAGCAGAAGCATGTCGCTGAGGCGGCGTCGGTCGCGCGCGAGCTCGTCGGGCGGGCGTTCTGCGCGCTCGTCGATGCCGCAGACTTCGGCCGCGACGGGCAGCACGTCGACCGCGAACTGCACGAGATCGGGGAAGTCGTGGGGGGCCTCGCCCATCACGGCGCGCGAATACTCGTCGATGCCGTCGACGAGTACGCCGCCGCGCGAAGGTCGGATGTCTGGATCTGGTCGTTTGTAAGCGCCCTTGGACTTTGCTCTAGCCATAGGCATGTGTGTCTAGTCAGTCGAAGATCGCGGGGCCATTGCACTCGATTGCAAACCGATCCCAATCGGGATCGGTATTTGTTCAATCTTCGAGTATCGAGCGGCCGTCGAGCGGCTTGGCAGCGGTCGTCAGATGCAGGCCCTCGCGCCCGCCTTTGAGGATCGCGGCGCATGTCGACACCTCGACTTCGAAGCGCCGCGTTCGCTTTTCCACATCGCGCGTGCAGACGACGAATAGCCCTTCGTCGTGCGTCTCCATCCATCGATCTGCCGCAAACCCGCACGCGGCGCTCGCGGCGTTACGAGCCCAGAGCTTGGCGCCGTCCGCATCGTCCGTCGTCTCAAGCCAGCACCAGAACTTGCGATTGGGCTGTGGACCAAGCGCGCGCACGAACACGAGTAGCGCGTTGACCGCCAACACCTCGCGCCAGATGGGCATCAGGAGTGAACCGGTCCGGGTAACGCCGTTGAGGGCCTCGCCGACGAGCTGGGGCCACTTGGCGCGCAGGTCGACGCCCGTGCGCACCCACGTCTGCATGTCCAGGCGGAACGCCCAGCAAACTTCATCGCTGATCTCTTCGTCGCTTCTCATGGTGTCGGCTCTGGCTTGGCGCGCTGGTCGAGTGGGATGGTGTCGGCGTTGTCGAAAGCGGCCGCGGCGAGCTCGATGAAGCGCGCGCGGCTGATCGGCGGTGCCAGTGGATTGGTCAGGGTGAGCGCCGCCATCGCGAGGCACGCGTCGGCAAGGTCGGCGCTGCTGACCATGCCGGCGTCCGTCATGCGCTGGCCGAGCTGCAGCAGCGCGTCGAGTTGCGAGGGGGTCGCGCGATAGCGGCCCGGTGCGCGCTCGACGGCTGGGGTTGCAGGCGTTGCAGGCGTTGCAGGCGTTGCAGGCGTTGCAGGCGCGGGGGCAGCGGTCGCGACGGGCGCGGCCGTCGTCTCACGCTTGCGCTTGAGTCGCTCGACTTGCTCGGGGGTCAGCATGGCGCGCACCGTACTGCCTGCGCTACGCACCGGGCAAGGGTGACCCTCGCGCGGGCCGAGTCGGGCAGGTAGGAGGAACCAGCCAAACGAGTAGCCAAGCTCGAGCAAAAGCGGTCGCAGACGGCAGCGGGGATGCACGCGGTTGCGCACGCGAGGGTCGAGAGCGAGCGTCAGCCCGAACACCACACGCCGTCAATCCTGCACTTTGTCTTGCACTCGCCGGAACGCTGCGACATTCTGCGGCCCGACCGTCTGAGCGTTCGGACGGTTGAAAGTTCGGACGGGTAGATGGTCAAACGTCGCAAGGTCGTGATCGCGTTCGTAGGCGTGAAGGGGGGCATCGGGAAATCGACGCTCGCCATCGCGTGCGGGTGCGAGTGGAGCCGGCGCGGCCTTCGCGTGGTGATCCTCGACCTGGACGTCGAGCAGCGCGCCTCGACGAAGTTCTACCGCAACGCCGAAGAGCACGAGGTCGAGGGCGGCCCGATGGTCGTGCCGATGACGAAAGAGAACTTCAAGATCGAGTTTGAGGCGACAGCGCGAAACTATGACGTCGTCGTCATCGACCTGCCGGGCACCATCGACCGCACGGCGGCCGTCGCGATGGGGTTTAGCCATCTGGTCGTGCTGCCGTGTGGACCTGCGCCCATCGAGGTCGAGGCGATGGGCGAGACGATGTCGAAGGTCGGCGACGCGCTCGAGCTGCGGCCCGACATCGACGCGGTGATCGTGCTGTGCAAGCTGCAGCGCGGCACGACGATTGCGCGGCAGTTGCGCGAGAGCTTCTCGGAAGCGCAAATCGCGGTCGCGAAGACCGACCTGACGCTGCTCGTCAACTACAGCGAGTGCTACGCGCTGGGGCTCGGGCCGACCACGTACGACCTAAAGAGCGTCGCATCAGAAGAGATCCAAGCACTGTGCAGCGAGCTTGACGGCCGCCTGCAGCGCAAGAACAGGAGTGCAAAGCGTGCCGTCTAAAAAGGTCCCTGTCGTGCGCCCTCGTGCCCTCTCAAGCGAACAGCGTGAGGCGGCAACAAAGCAGCTCGAGCGCAAGTTCGAAGGGTCAGACGCCCTGACGTACGGACGTACGATCGTTCAGACGTCCAGCAGTCTGACCGCTCAAGCGCTCGGACTGCCAGACAACGATCCGCGCTACATCCAAAGGGCCGGCCGCGTGCTGGGCGACGGGTCCCGACGCGGTGCGCGTCTCTTGCGCAAGATGACGATCAACATCCCTGCCGCGCGGGGCATGGCGCTCGAAGAGCACGCGCGCGCGACCCGCGAGTCGATGAGCGACACGGTCGACCGCGCGCTCGCGGCCATCGGTATCGGCGTCGAGCCCCCGGCCGCGCAGACCAGCCGCGGCCCCGCCTACCGCACGAAGAAGCCGACCGGCAAGCCCGCGGCGAAGAAGAAGGCGGTCGCGAAGAAGAAGGGCCGCGCGTGATGCTCGTCGCTCTGCCGATGGTGCTGCTCGATCTGGCCGTCGGCGCCCTCGCCGTCTACGGCTTCGCGCGGACCGGCTCGCCGATCCTGCTCGTCGCCCTTCCCTTCGTCGTGGTGGAGGTCATCGCCGACGTGCGTGCGATGCGAGGCCTGTCTCGTCGGCGCGCAGGGCGAAGGTCGACCCGATGAACGCGCCGTCGATCTACGACCTCGACGAGCACGGCAACGAGGTGATCGTGACCGTCTCATTGTCCTGCCCGCTCGAGCACGAGCACATGGTCTATGTGCACAAGTCGCTCGCGCCTGACTATGCCGGCGTGTCGCTCGACCGCTGCCCGAACGTCGATGACGACGGATCGGAGCATTGACGGTGCTGATCAACGTCCCCCCGACCGAGCCCACCAAAGCCATGTTGCAGGCGGTCGCCGTCGGCCGCCTGCGGGCTGCCTCGTTCACGCCTTACACCGGCTACAGCACCGCGGCCGACCAGCACACGATCAACGCCTGCAGGCAGGTCTTTCGCCACGGCCCTGACCTCGCCGCGACGGTCATCTTCACGCGCGACGAGGGCATGCACTCGTCGGGATGGTGGAAGAACCCCGACTACGAGCGCTGCGAGCACCTGTCGCTCGCGTTCTTCGTGCCCGGCGAGGCGGTGCAGCACGACCACGCTCGAGCGCGTCTGTGGTGCCTGGGCTTCTTCGGCGCTGACCGCCTGCGATACCTGTGGGTCGAGCCGCCCTACACCGACAAGGGCAAGACGCGCGACGTCTACCACTATCGCCTGTTCCTGACGCCTGACTGGCGCACGCCGGTGCTGCCGCGCGGCGAGGTGTACAGCAAGCAGTTCACCGAACTCGGCTGGAAAAGCTTCTCCGACCTGCACCCGGATCCCGACGTGCACGGCATGGAGGCGCCGCCATGACGGCGCAGATTGAGACGCGGCTACGGGGCAAGCTCGACGGTCTGGTCGACGCTTGGAGGGAGCGCGCGCAGGACGCAAAGAGGCGCGGCGCGCTGGGGTCGGCCGTGATCTACCTGACCGCAGTTGCGGAGCTCGAGACGCTGCTCGACCTCACGCACGGCGCGGCCACGCCAGAGCCCCCGCCCGACGAGCTCGCCGTCGACGAGCGGCGCGAGCCCGTCACGCTCTGGCGGCTCGTCGACGAACGCCGCGCGGCGCGCGAGTGGGTCATGCGTGCGTTTCCCGAGAGCAGGCCCGTCGAGTTCACGTGCGACGCGTGCCCGCACGCGCGCGTCTGTAGCCTCGCCTTCGACCCCTACAACACGGACGGAGATTGCCTTGCCGACAAGTGAAAGGGACTCTCGAGTCGTGAACATGATGGGTATGGGCCCCGACGAGTTCAACGAGCGCGAGAGTGCTCTGATCGACGAACTGTTGCGCGTGATCAAGGCGCACACGGATAGCCTGAACCCCGTCAGCGCCGAGGTCGTCGCGATGTCTGCCGCCGCAGGTGCGATGGCCGCGCTCGTGATCAAGATGATCAAGCGCAAGGGCCTGACCCCGGCCGTTGCGAGCGTGGCGCGTGGCTGCCTGACGGTTCCCTGGGACTCGACCGCGCGCAACGAGCTCGCCAAGGGCCCCCGGCCATGAATCCCGCCGCGCACCCCCCACACGTCAAGGCGGCCGTGCTCGAGCTCGTCCAGGCCGGCGAGACGACCCTGCGAGCCGGCGCGGCCCACGGCGTCTCGCAGGGCACGGTGTCCTACTGGGCGCGCGCGGCCGGTGTCGGCCGGCGCGGGCCGCCCAAGCTCGACGCGCAGCGACGCGAGGCCATCAGGCAGGCGCTGCAGCGTGGCAAGACGATTACCGAGACGGCTGCCGAGCTCCGAGCCTCGCGCAGGACGGTACGCGCGGTGCGCGACCTGGAACGGACGCACAGCCATGGGTAAGAGGGAACCGCAGTCGCTCGACGTCGCCGCCATCCGCGCGCGCGATGCTGCCTACAAGCCCGGCCCGCGTGAGAGCAACGCGAGTCAGGCGGCGCGCGATCGACGCTACATGCTCGAAGTGTTCGACCAGGCGGTCGCGCTGGCGGCGCAGTGGCGCGCGAAGTACGAGGCGACGCTCTGCGATGAATGCAACGGCCTAGGCAAGTGGCATGCGACGAGCGACCCGAAGTCGAAGATCGTGCGGTGCCATCGCTGCGCCGGCACGGGCCGAGAACCTGTCGAGGTGTTGTGATGGCAACGGCAAAAGCAAAGGTGCGTCGGTTTGCCGAGGGGACCGACGTCGACGCGGACAAGTCGCGCGCGGAGTTAGAGAAGCTGCTCAAGCAACACGGCGCAGAGCAGTTTCTGCTGCACGTCGACGTCGACCGGACGACGGTGATCTTCAAGCTCGCCGGCCGCATGGTGCGTCAGGTCGTCAAGGCGCCCGACCCCAAGCCGTTCGAGACGATCCCCCCGCAGAACAAGTACAGCCCGCCCCGCAAGCGCACGCCGGCCGAGGTCGAGAGCATGGTCGCCCAGGAATGGCGGCGCCGCTGGCGGGCCCTCTTGCTGATCGTCAAAGGCAAACTCGAGATGATCTCGAGCGGCGAGAGCGACGTCGGTCGCGAGTTCCTCGCCGACATCCTCTTGCCCAACGGCGAGACGGTCGGCGAAGCCATGCTGCCGCGTATCGCTGCGAGCTACGAATCAGGCGACATGCCGCCGCTGATGCTGGGGTCGGGACGATGACGAAGACGAAGACGCCCAAGCGCACCGCGAAGACGCTCGCCGACCTGTTCGAGCCGACCATCATCAGCAAGAACGGCAAGGGAAACTTGCACTGCGCGAGTGAAGACGAGGCCGTCTTGCTCGCGCACGAGCTCAAGAAACGCGGCTGGAAAGCGAAGGTCGGCTCGGGCATCACGGACCTGATGACCACGCCGCGCGTCGTCGACCTCGTCATTCTATCGGGCCGCCAGCGTGGTGCGCCGCCTCTGGCTGGCGCTGCGCCAGCCGTGAAGAAGCCTGCCAAGCGAAAGGCAGCCAAGCGATGACGACCGCGCTCGAGCAGCGTCGCGCCGCGCGGCCGCCAACCGATCACGAGCGCACGCTCGCGCGCAAGATTCGGATCCGTCTGATGGCCCTCGGCCCCACCATTGCCAACCTCGACGAAGAACTCGCGCACGCGCTCGCCGGCTACCGCGATCAGTTGCTGGGGCCCATCGAGCGCGTCTGCGAGCTCGAGCAAGACAAGTACCTCGCCGACGAGATCCGCGACGTCATCGCCGCTACGCGCGATCGGTATGTGAAGGACCCCGCGCCCGTGCAGCTTGTCAAACAGTACCGTCGACGAAAGGCGTACCCATGAGTCGCACGACCCTCGCCGTCGCGTTCGCGGGCGGCTTTGAGAAGGGGTACGAGTTTCAGAACGGATGGGGCTCGGCTCCGTTCATCTGGGACAAGCTCGCGCAGGCGTATGGCATCACCGGCGACCACAGGTCTAGATGGCCCAACGTCTGGAAGTACCATTCAGAGGGCAAGCCGCTCGAGCCGTTCGAGCACAATGCGCTCGTGACGACCTACGATCGATACGTGGTGCAGCGCGGCGATATGCTCGCGATCGCCGATAGCTTCGAGCAGTTCGTCGAGGCGCACCCGCCCGGCGACCGCGTGTGCACGCTGCTCGAGCAGGCGGTCGCCATCCGCGAAGCCTACGCCCAGGGCGGCGAGTTCCTCGCCTGGAATCAGACCTCGGTCTGCGAGGAATGGTTCTGGAGTTACATGGACGACGACGAGGGTGACCGGATCAACTACGACCCGCGCAAGCAGACAGAGCACACGGTCGCCGACGTCATCACGCCCTTCAAAGGACGACTGTTGGAGCGACGACCATGACACTCGGCGAGTTCAAGCGGGGCAAGCGGCAGCCCGCGCGCGATCCCGAAGACGACCAGTACATCGGTTGTCGCGTCGTGGCCGGCAACCGCCTTGCCATCATCACGACAGACGACAGTGGCAAGGAAACGCAGGTCATCGAGTTGTCCGAGTACAACGCGTGGGCACTGATGGGCATGCTCGCCGCCGTCGTGTTGCACGTGACCTTCCCGCGCACGCGGCAGTGGGATATCAAGATCTGGCCGCCGCGACCCGGCAAGGACAGTTTCAAACTTACGATCGGTGGAGTGACCCCCGCATGACGACCCCTTTTCAGAGCATCCGCGCGCAGTGGTACAACCGCGACGATCTGCATCCGGCCGAGGGCGACGACGCGGCCGCGCTGCGCGAGAAGCTCAAGACGGCATCGACGCACGTCATGTACCTGCTCGGCTTCATCGAGGGGTCGCGCCTGCGGCTAGGCGTCCCAGCCGGCCCGACGCTCATGGAGGCGGCGCGCGCGCTGCGCGACGTGATCGAGACGGTCGAGGGAACCGCGGCGGCCGGCGACCTCGTCCGCGAGCTCGTCACGGCGGCCGCGTTCCTTGAAACGCTCGCAAAGGAAGGCTGACCTGATGATCAAGCCGCCCGCCGACCTGCGCCTCTCGCGCGCGCTGCTCTCGGCCGAAGACTCGCCGACCCCTCCGCTCGAATCATTCCGACTGCGGCCGGTGCTACTCGAGTCGCCCTACGCAGGCGACGTCGCCCTGAACCTGCGATACGCGCGCGCCTGCATGCGTCACTGCTTCCTCGTCTACAGCGAAGCCGCGTACGCCTCGCACATGCTCTACACGCAAGAGGGCGTGCTCGACGACGACCATCTGCTCGAGCGGGCGCTAGGCATCGAGGGCGGGCTCGTCTGGGGTACGTTCGCGACGCGCTCTGTCGTCTTCGTCGACCTGGGCATCTCGCGCGGCATGTTCTATGGGATCGCGCGCGCCTTCGCGCAGCGCCGCGAGATCGAGGTGCGCGAGCTCCCCGCCTTCCCGACTCTGTTTGGACGCGCGTCGCAGGCGCGCACGATGCCAAACGTCGAATACATGCACCTCGTGTACAACAAAGCGTGCGAGGCGGTGCGCAAGGGCGAGAGCAAGCGCCGCCCTGCGAACGTGCTCGTCGACTACTTCTGCGACTCGGACGCGTGGAAGCTGCCGCAGCCATGAAGCGGGTCAGCCATCGCGTGCTGCGTTCGCAGGCCGAAGAGACCGAAGCACGGGCGCGCGCGAACAAGCGGCTTCGGCAGGTGGTGCTGACGCATTACGAGCTCGTCGACGAGCATCAGGGACGGCTGCTGAACGCGGCCGACGCGTCGCACAAGCCCTCGTGCACGAAGGGCTGCGCGCACTGCTGTTACTTCATCGTCTACGTGGAAGCTGCGGAGGCGCAGGCGGTCGTCGACCTCTACCCGAAGGAAGTCGAGCGCGCGCTGCCCCAGCTTCGCCGGCAACAGGCTCGCCTGCAGATGGTCACGACGCGGGCCGACCGCGACGCCGTGACCATGCGCGGCGATCAGGATGCGCTCAAGCGCGTTGCGGCCGCGTACACCGACCTGCACGAGCCGTGCGGGCTGCTCGACCCCATCACCAACGAGTGCACCATCTACGACGTGCGGCCCAATCCCTGCCGCACGTACTTCGTCGTCTCGCCGTCCGAGCAGTGCGCCGTCAAGCACGGCGGGGCGCTCGTGATGGACGTCGGTGGTACGCGCACGATGGGCCATCACGCGCTGCTGAACGAAGTCGCGAAGGTGCGCGGCGGACATCTGCGAATGGGTACGTTTGCCGACACGCTGCTCGACGCGTGGGAGCAGAGGGCAAAGGACAAAGCCGGAAAGGATCTCAAGTGAACAGCAACAGACTCGATCCAGAGACGGTCCGATTCGTCATCTACAAGGGCGAAAGGATCGACGCGCCTGCGCTGCTCGCTGCGCTGCACAACGGTACGCGCTCCGTGGGGCTCGGGATGCTTCACGACTTGGGGCGACCGATGGGCTACTCGGATGCGCTCGTGTGGCTCGAGCAAGCGGGCGGCTTCTCGGTCGACTACTGCAACGGCCGGCCGATCAAGGTGCGCGCGAAGCTCGACTCGCTCGAGCTCGACGAACACAGCGAAGACCTGTACGACCGCGATGCAGGGCCCGGTGCGTTTGCAAAAGCGCTCGAGCTCGCCCGCGCGTATACCCCGGCAGACCGGCCGGGCCGATAGAATGCGCCCGCTCGACACCAATGCCGAGCGGGCGGACGCCTTGGGGGCAAGGCGCCTTCGTATCCCAATCCCGGCCCGGTTTATGTTGTACCCAAGTAGTAGTCAATGATCCTGACTAGTACAAAGGACGCGTGGGGCATGCCCAGACAGACGAAGCCGACGATCCCAATCAGCGAACTGCGCGAGCTTGCGGCCGGCGTCTGGCCCGGCGTCACGCTCGACTGCGACACCTTCGGCAAGCGCGGAGAGATCATCACGATCCACACGTCGACGATGCGCTTTCGATTCTCGAACGCGCACACGCGCGCCGACCCCGACCGCGTGCGGCGGCAGGTCAAAGAGACGCTGCAGTCGATGCGCGCACGGGTCGAGCGCCTGACCGCCGAAGCGCGCGCAGGCGCTGGCCTGCAGCTGTGACGCTCGAACGCGTGATCCGCATTGGCAGTTGGGTCGCTTGGGCGAGCTTGCTCGCCTGGGCGGTCGGCCTCGTGCCGAGGTGGGTGCCGCAAGTGGTCGGCGTGCTGGGGCTTTGTGCGTGGTCGGTGCGGCGCGAGCGCGGCCGAGGGCCTAGCGGCGAGGGGCGGCCGCGCGGGTGACGTCGGGCGCGCGCTTGGCGACGGGAGCCGTACCGCCCGTGTTCTTAACGACGTGTTCCTCGGCCGGCGACTCGACGAGCTCGAGCGCATCTTCGTCGAAGCCGCAATGCTCCTGCGGTCGACCGTCTTTGAGCTCGATGGGCGCCACACCGTAGCGGCGGCATCCATACAGCCATTCACTGCGCGAATGCACGATGCCGACGAAGCCGGTGACCTTGTCTTTGACCTTCGCGCCAAGTGGTAACGTGAAATCGCTTGTCGACATAGGGGAGCGCTCCTAGTTGGGTCTGCTGTCGTCTGTCTGTTGCCCACCTAGGTATTGCGCACCCGATCGAGAATCGCGAGAAACTCGGCGCCGGCATCCTCGTCGGTGTCGTCGCACGACTCCGCCACGGCAACGAGCCACGCTGCGTGGACAAGGGCCTCGCGCCGGGACATGCGGACGCGAGGCAGGACGACGACGACGTCGCCGCCGTGGTTACCGACGAGCTGGCCGTTTTCGATCTCACCTGACGCGGTCGCGTGCTTCATGCGTTGCCTTTGGGTTGTGGGAACGTCTCGAAGAGCTCGACGTCGCGCACGTTCGGGATTGCGCGTAGCTCGTCCGAGATCGATCTCGCCATCTGCGCACCGGCCGCGTCGGCGAGCGCGTACGACGCGAAAGTGCCTTTCGAGGTGTAGCGCTCGGTCAGCTCGTCATTGACGTAGGTCAGCACCTCGACGAACCACTTCGTCCCGATGCGCTTGGGTTCGAACACCACGTGCGCGCGGTCCCTCTTGCCCGTCACGAAGGCTTGCGCTCAGACGGCGGCAAGAGGCCCGCCGAGAGAAACCAATCGTCGATCGGCGTCACCGTCGCGACGACGTTGCCGCTGCCGTCGTCGATGGGGCCTAGCTTCGCGTGTTCGTCGCAGGCCCACCATGCGAGGCCGTCGACGTTCTTACAGACCGAGGTCGCGACGGCGCGGCACTGGACGCCACCCGGGAGGAACGCAAGGCACGGCCGCTGCGTGAGGGGGTCGATCGTCGTCATCGGTCCGTCAAATACAACTCCAGAGCGCGCACTACAATCGATTGCGGACTGACGGCTTCGGTCTTCGCATGGGCGTTCAGGCGAGCGCCGAGTGCTTCCGGCAGGTAGGTCGTGTATCGCCTGGGCGCCCCCTCGCGCTTCGTCTTCGGCGGCCCGGCGAGGTTGCGCGCGGCGAGCTCGGCCTCGGCCAGCTCGATCAGCGCCTCGTTACCCAGGTGGATGACGATGGCGCGGACGACCTCGGCAATCTCTTCACGCCGTGCGTTGCGCTGCAGGGCGATGCGCTTCTCGCGCGCCAACACCTCGGCCGCGATGGGCGGCGGCGCGGGCTGCTTCTTCTTCGGCGGCTGGGCCTCCGCGGCGGGTCGCTGCGGACCAAGTGACGATCCCGATCCGCTTGTCCGCTGCGCCATCGGCGCCCTGACCTGAATGGAGGATGCGGGGCGACGCCTTTCGACTATCGGTTTCATGCGCGAAATCATTGCTAGTTTAGGAAGGAGTGCAAGGGCGCGATCGTGGCAGATCGTATCCAAAGACGTACAGCAACAGGAATTGACAGCAAAGTTGCGGGCTAGCCTTTCATATCTGCACTGAAAGCTTGCCGGGCCAACGTTGGTCAGCGTACGAAGCACAGACCCGACACAAAAAACCCCAGCAAGACGGAAACGAAAAAGCACCGGATCGACGCCCTGACAGGCTCCCCGGTGCTCCCTACTAGTTATGGCCGACGCTAACAGCGCCGCGGCCGGTGCGCAAGCCAGGTGCGCACCCTCCCGCACGACTCGAAAGAGGACACCCCGCAACCGCGTGGGCGACCGCTCGTTCGACCGCGGTAGTAGGTGGCAGCCCAGGCGCCAGCGCCCCAAGCCGAAGAAGAAGCCCAAGGCCGTCGGCTTCGGGCACGTGCTCGCGATGCTGCACGAGGGCCGTAGCCTGCCCGACGTGCTGCGCGCGGCATTCGGTGACGACGATGGCGGCCGCATCTGGCAGCGCGCCATGCAGCGGCTGCTCGAGCAGATCCCGACCATCGGCAAAAGACGCCGCGTCGTGCACTTCTTCTTCCGTTGGTGGTCCGCGGTGACACTACATGGCTCGCAATATCGCGTCGTCGATGCGGGCGGATTCGTCGGGCACAAGCACGAGCTGCGGCCCGAGATCAAAGAGGTCATCGACCCCGAATCGGGCGAGGTCTTCGAGTGCGAGGGCAAGGTGCGACTGCATCACGTGCCCAAGGCGCGCGCCCAGGGCTTGTCCGCGCGCGAAGACCTCGCGCCGCGCACGCTCGACGCCTACAAGCGCATCCTGCGCGGCGCAGACCGTCAGACCCCGCGCGGCAAGTCCGATATGCATGGGCTCGTGCACGTGTGGCAGCCGAAGTTCGACGCCGATGGCGCCGTGCGGCCGCGCGCGGAAGGCTCGAAGTACGCCTACGCGCAGGCGCGGCTGCTGCTGCCGCCCTCGCGCGAGATGCTGCGCTGCTTTGCGCCGTCGACGTCGACCGACATCGATGACGAGCCGCTGACCGCACGCGAGCGCATCGCCGTCGACGGGCTGCCCGACGACCTGGGCGAGCTCGCCGATCTGCACCGCGAGCTGCGCGCCGGCTGACGACGCTCCTGATCCGCCAAGGGCGAGATCCGTCTGCAGTCCGAAACACCCTGAAAAGAAGGCCCCGAGCGTCGCTCTGCGGTTCTTCCGTTCAGTGGTAGCGGCGTCGTGGGCTCGCTCGAAAGCCCCGAGTGCCGCTCGGAGCCGACCGAACGCTGACGAAATACCGAGCAAGCCGCGCTGCAGGATGGGGACAGCGCGGGGATCGGCTGTGATCAACGGGCAAGACGATCCTAGCGGGCCGTCCTACTACGCTTCGTAGCGGGTTTGCCCGCTGCGATGCCTTTCCGTTGATCTGATGCGGTCGCCGCGTCAGGGCCCGGTCGCGGAGCGCTCGCAGCGTAGGGGTGCAGGGGAGGCGCGGCCGCTTCCCACATGGGGAGAACGCCGGCTCGCCTTGCTGCTCGAGCAGGGGGTTACCGGACGACCATTCTCGCGCCCGATGGGCGACTCGTGACGCCCTCCCCGCGCGCACCACGGTCACGCTCTCGCGTGCTTCTTCGCGCCATCGTCAGCGCACCGTACGGGCTTGGGATGGGGTGGGTGATGCGGACCCGTCAACAAGCCCTCGCCGCGCTGCTGACGTCCGCGCAGGCGTCTTTCTCGAGAGGGGTCGCAGGCTGGGGTATCCGCGTCGACGGGAGGCGTAGGCGGGCGCCTGGACGGCAAATCGCCCTTGGCCCGATCTTTGTTCGTGGGGTTTTCCGAAGTGCGGATATATGAGCGGGGACAGGCCCCCCGCTAGAACGGATCCCCCGCCCATGGTCGGCTGCACCAAACACGCCCGCGCGTACGTGATTCTCGAGTGCCCGCTGCAGGTGCGCGCGCGCGACCTGTACATCGAGGCCCAGCGACAGGGCGACCATGCGGCCGTGGTGCTGGTCGACCGCGACGACCGCGAGCACGTCGCCCTCGCCTGCCTCGACGATGAGCTCGAGCGCGTGCTCGCTGGGCCGCTAGACATCGTCGTCAACAACGCCGGCCTGATGATCGAGCAGCACGAGCTCGAGCAGCGCAAAGCGGCGGGACGCGGGGGCGTCGGCGAGCCGGGCTGAATTGGTGGGGCGCACGAGGCGCGGGGTGCTTGGTCAGTTGCGCGGCCGCCACTCCGAGCGCTCGATGCGCGCACTCTTGTCGTCGGAGCCGTAAGAGACCTCGACCCACTCGATGTTCGAGCTTCCATCGTCGTAGCGCTGTGCTCGAAGCCAAGCGATGAACGCCTCGCGCGCAACGTCGCCTTCATCGCTCTCGGCCCATCCCTCTTTGCTGCCGTCCGGGCAGACCAAAAAAGAGCGGTAGCCGTTGACGGTGCGCGGGCTTTGCACCGACGCGACGAGCCCGAGCTCGGTCGCTTTCGCGATGCCGCCCGTGATGTCTTGCTCGCGCGACGAAGTAACGACGATGGCGTGATGTCTGACGTAGCCCATGGGCTGCGAGTCTACCTTGCTACTTCTTCGGCGGTCGATCCCCACTCGGCTGACCGCCCTCGTGCATGAACGGTTCGAGGTGCTGCTCGAGCGGCTTCACGATGGCGGCCGCGATCGCGAGCATCTGCAGTAGGCGCGTTGCGTAGTAGACGATCCCCGAGACGGCGGCCGTCGACACGGCAGCAAACCACTCGCGCTCGTACAGGTTCCAGAGCGTGCCGCCCACGTTGGCCGCGAAGCACACCCACGCGAGCGGGATGATCCGGCTCGCGAAGTGCTGCACGAGCTCGGCTCGCTGTACGTAGGTGATCATCACGCGACTAGCGGGGCGGGGGGTGGTGCTGCAGGGCCGCGGAGCTCGGCCGCGATCTCATCGGGGGTCATCTCCCAAAACCGATAGCGCAGGTTCGATCGCGGGTCACGCAGCGCAGCGCGCCACATGGGCCACAACGCGCTGCCCGGCTCGACGTACCAATGCCCGCCCTTGCCTCCGCAGCCCGGCGCGAAGTACCGCGCGTGAGCATTCTCTGTACAATGCCCGGCAGTAGTATGGCCGAGCACCGTGACGCGCATGCCGAGGGCTTCGCACGCATCGCGCACGCCGTCCGCGAAGCCGCCGTCGCCACCTGGGCCGGGCTCGCGGTCGTCCGCGGTCAGCGCGTCTTCATCGCGTCCGGTGTCGCACGCGTAGAACAGCACGTGCGCATCGGGCTTGGCATGCACGCGCAGCAGCCTCGCCAATAGCAGGTTGTGCTGACGCATGAAGCCCGCTTGAATGCCGGCCCGCCAGCCGTGGCAGAAGAACGCGATGACATCGAGCGGCGCGGCCGCCGTCTTGATCGCGAGCGTGCAGGTTGCGCGGCGCTGCTCGAGCGGCGCGTTTGCTGGGAAGCGCTTGATCACGTCTTCGGGGGCGGCGAGGTGGTAGCGGGCGAAAGCTCGAGCTTCGGGCAGGAACGCGCCCGACACGTCGCGCTTACCCGGTGTGTCTTGGTCGGGCACGAAGACGAGCATCTTCATTCGCCGCCCTCGTCACGCTTGGCGAATGCGGTCGCGGCCGCGCGCTCTGCGTCTCGTGCAGCGCTGCGGGCTTTGAGCTCGGCCATACGGCGCTGCAACTCCTGCTCGAATAGGACCAGCTGCTTGCCGTGATCGCCGATGTGCTTGAGCTCGACGATTGCCTCCTTCAAGTCGCCGCCGTGCCGCTCGTACAGCTTGCGGGCGAGCGCACGCAACTCGGGCAGCAGCAGCGCGAAGAACTTGAGCCAGTCGAGTTTCGCTAGCTTGCTCATGGGTCGATGGTCCTTTCGCGCAGCGTCTGCCACGCCTCGCGCGTCTGCTGCAGGATGGCGAGGGCCTGCTCGTAGTCGCCGCGCATCACGAGTTGCACGGCCTGTTCGTGGTAGGCGCGGAGCTCGTCGAACGCGCTGCGCACCTTGTGACAGCGCTGGCTGATCGCCGCGATGGTGGTCTCTGTGCTGACCGCGCTGCGCTGGCCCGCCTCGCCCTCGCGCATCACGCGGTCTTCGAGGTCCCGGCAGCCGAGCATCGCCAGGTCGTAAGCGGGGTCGACGACGTCGGCGAGGGCGTTGAGGGCGGTGCGGGCGCGGAGCTCCGCCGTCGAGCTCGAGCCGGGCACGCAGCACGTGATCAGGAACAGCGCGAGCATCATGGCGAGACGTAGGAACATGGCAACACCTCGAACCGTCCAAACGTTCGGACGGTTGAACGGTAGAACGTTGAGACAGGCAGACGGTTAGATGTTCAGACGTCTTGCGGTCGACGGCTTCGACCTGGGACAGGCGTTGCCGCGCTGGGGCTGAAGGGCGCGTGCCCGTGCTCGTAGTAGGGGATGGCGCCGGGGGGCGGGATGCTGTGGCGCGGAGCCGGTGACGAGGGTTGCAGGCGCCGCGCCGAGGGGTCAGGCGGGGGGCGCATGCTGGCGAGCTTGGCCTCGATCAGGATCTCGAGTTGGTCTTCGCTGACCTCGGCCAGTGCTTTCGGGGCGAGGCTGCGCGCGGCCGACTTCGCGATCTCGAGCTTGTCCTGCGGCGTGACGCTCGCGCTCGTCAGCAGACCGCGTGCGACCTTGCGGGCGTGCTCCTGGGCGAGGTGGATGCCCTTGGTCACCACGTCATCGATCGTGCGGTGCTGGGCCTCGGTCAGCTTGATCCCCGTGGCTACCTCGAACTGCTTGGTCGCCTTGCGCGCCAGGCGTAGGCCGAACACGAGGATCAGGCTGAACAGCGCGCCGATCGCGAGCATCACTGCCGCGCTCAATGACTGGGCGTCGTCGGGCGTCAGGTCGGTCAACATAAGTCCCCCCGGTGGTGAGTTGCTTGCGCAGCGTGGCGAGCTCGTCGCGCATCGCTTCCTCGCGTGCGCGGCCGGCGTTGATCGCCTGCGACTTGCGGTCGTCTTCGAGCAAGAGGCCGTCCATCGCTTTGCGCTGGCGGCGTAGGTCTTCTTCGGCCGTGTGCCGAACGCGCGCGATGGCGAGCTGCAGTTCTTCGACGCGCAACTGCGCGCGCTGCAGCGCCATCCGCGTGACGGTCAGTTCCATGGCTGGCGGGAGTGCGGCGGCCGCGGCGGGCGGAGGCAGCGCGGCCGCCGCTCGAGCAGCCGTGTCGACCGCGCGCTGCGCTTCCTCCCGCGCGTCTTCGGCCTGCCACTTCTTCGTCGCGCGTCGTGACAGCCAGCCGCAGAACAGCGCGAACAGGGATGCGGCGCCGGTCCAAAAGCCGATCGCCGCCGCATTCCCGAGCTGCATCAGTACGGCGTGCGCTCGATGCCGCGCACGAGACGCAGCCAGAGGCGGCAGATCCAGGGGCGAGGCTTGGGGCTGTCCAGTACGCCCGCGCGAGCAAGTGCTGCGCGAAGTTGTGCCTGCACACTGGGCTTCTGCTTGGCGATGAACGCGTGAAGGTCGCGACGCTTCGCTCGCTTGCGCTCTGCGGTCGTCGCTGCACTAGGGTTTGCGCGCTGCCCGCCCGCCGTACGCAAGAGGATCGGCGCAGGGAACACCGGCATGGGTGCTTCGTTTGTGTCGGCCGGCGCGCGGTCGGTGACCGTCTCGGCAACGAACTCGAGTTCGACCGTCATGTCGCCGAACCATTCGGGGTAGTACCCGATCACGCACCATGCGCCGCGGCCCGGACCGATCACGCGGTACGGGATCGCGTCATACAGCAGCAGATCATCATCGCGTTTGATGAAGCTACCGGGGATGACGTCAGCGCGGTCGCGTCGCTCTTCGACGGGCAGATCCGTGTCGGTCGAGGCTGCGTCGTGATTGAGTGCGCGCCAGTAGTCGACGCGTGATTGGTCAATGTCAGGGATTCGCGCAAACGTCATAGTCAGATGCTCCATGCCCGCGCGTAGACGGGCGTTGCAATCGGTGATCCGTTGCGCGTCAGGTGCGCAGCGCCCAAACGGTCGAGGCACTGCGCCGGCAGCACGCCGCCGTTCGCGTCTGCATCGCGCTTGAAGTTGACCATAAAGTTCGACTTGCCTTCGATGCCGCGAATCTCTTCGGTGTGCATGACGGCGTCATGCAGCGCGAAGTATTCAGCCGCAGTCAGCGCGCAGTCGCCGCCGACGATGCCCAAGATCCCGCTGTTCGTGGCGGGCAACTGCAAGCCCCCCGTGCCGCGCGCGCCAACGAACAGCGGCTGCGTGGGCGGCGCGTACGTGGCGATCGCGGTGCCACTGCCTTGAAGCGCGCGCTTGGCGTACAGCTTCGATGTCCAGCCGCTGCCACTAGGCTCGAGCACGCCCGCAACGAACATCAGTTTGCCGATGTCTGTTGCTGTGATGGTAAGCCCGGTGGCGACGGTCCCGACGCCGGCAGCAGTGAAGATCTGCCACTGCAGGATCGAGTGCAGACCGGACGTAAAGAAGTCGTACCCGCCGAGGTAACCAGTGTTGATCTTCTCGAGCAGCACGCGCGTTGCGGACCCACTTTGCAGCGTGGGGCGCCACAGCATGCCGAAGTGAAGACCAGCAGCGGACCCGACCGGGCCACCTGCAGTCTGCAGGTTGTTGGCGACCGACAGATCTTCGACAGACGTGCAGATGGGGCTCGTCTCGTAGCTGAAGAGTCGCTCTGTGCGCTGCGCGAGCGTAAGACCCGAGCCGACGCGCAAAAGGGGATCATCGGTCGCGTTCGCACGGTTGATGCTGCGCAGTGGCAGTGTCGTCGCCTGCTCGACTGCGTCTTCGTCGAAGTTGTATCGACGATCGGCGTTCTTGCCAGGGATGGCTACCACGCGCCCCGCAGCCTTGCTCGCAGTCGCTTGCGTGGCAAGTTCGGCCTGCGTGGCGACGTACGCGCCGCCGTCGATACCATAGAACGACGAACCATCGCCCGATGTGTTGCCGTCGCTGCGCGTGCCCACCGTGAAGGCGGCATCCGTGATCGTGTAGCTAGCGACAGCGCTCGTGTTGACGAGCGCACCGTCGACATAGGTCCGTAGGTTGGTGCCGTCGTACGTGATCGACACCACTATGAGTTGACCAATGAGATTTGCTGGGAGACCGTAGGCGGCGACCAGCGTGCCGTTCAGTTGAACGTAAATCCCGCCTGTTGATCCCGCTCCGCCCCACCGGCCGATAAACCAACCTCGTCCCCCGCTTTCCGGCCCCCACTTGGCAGCAAGGTAGTGCGAGGCGAGGATGTTCGCCGTCGCGTGCCACAGCACGGACACGGTGAGCGCGGTAGGAGCGCCCGCGATCCCCGTTGTGGTGCCCGGGGCGCCGCGCATGTAGCCGTTGGCCGAGAGCGCGAGCCCGCGCTTCCCCGCCACCTGCACATCAGGGCCTACGCGCGTCAGGTGATCGGTGCCGATGCGGTCGGGCACCTGCGCCGGCACAGCATCGACGCCGCTGGCGGCGATGTCTGCAGTCAGGTCGTAGAGGTGCTCAGACTTCGGGGTCTGTTCGAGCTTGCCGGTGCGCTGCCAGTACGCGTAAGCCGCTTGCGTCTCGGCCAACGTGCTGGCGAAGTTGCCGCCCTCGAGCAGATACACGCTCGTTGACGCGGCTGGATAGGCAAGCCCCGTCAGGTTGCCGATCAGCATGGGAGACGTGGCAACGGGCGTGTACCCCGCAGTCGCGGCGCCACACGGCACGCCGTCGTAGATCATCTCGATCTTTGCTCCGTCGTACGTGAGCTCGAGCAGGTGCGGGATATTGAGGTCGGCTGCGGTCAGCGTGCGGATCGACTGCCCCGCCGTGTCGTTGCCGGCATAGGCATACAACGTTGCGTTGAGCCTGAGAAACGACCAACCCCTAGTCGCCGAGGCGTTCGCGCAACTCGCGAAATACTCGATACCCGAGAGGCTGCCAAAGGTCACGACGGTTCGGATGTGGAAGCCCGTCGAGGCGCCACGGATGCCCGCCCCGTCCGCGGTGCGTAGGCAGCTCGACGACGAAAAACCCTGCGCCCCCAGCGTGCGCCGCCCCTCGACAGACGGGTCGATCGTGACGATCTCGGGCTTTCCCTTGACCACAAGCGCATCGCCCCCCGCCTTCGTGGCGGTGTCCGTAATCTGCGCAGGCGCGGCGGGTCCCTTGACGATGTCGACCGCGAGCTCGAGCGCGCCCACGCGCGCCATGTGATCGGTACCGATCCGATCCGTCATCGTCGCCGACACAGTCGTTCCATTGCCGGTGTCGAGCGTCAGATCGTAGAAGTGCTCAGCACCGGCGAACGGCACGAGCGCGTCGGCTGCTTCGCACTGCGCGAGGTAGGCGAGCGCCTGCGCAGGCGACAACACCACTTGTCCCGTGCATGCCGCAAAGAGCGACATGGCCGACGCCTCTGCGCCGCCGAAGTCGCGCCCGAAATACTGCGGGCTGCCCGGTGATGGCGTGAATCCGGTGATCGCTGTGCCGTCGCCGATCTGGCCGTAGCCTTCGACATAGGTCCGCAACTTCGTTCCATCGTGAACGAAGAGCGCGCGGCGCTTTCTACCGAGGTCGGCCGCTGTGACCGTGTACGCCGGGCTGTTTTTTTCGTCCGCCGAACCAGCGTTGCCAAACGCGTTGAGTTGCCAGGCAGCGTTGATGCAGCACAACCGCCAGCCGGCGCTAAAAGAGTTGCTCTTGCCGAACATGCGCGCGTTGGCGCCGCTCGGAATCGAATCGAAGCGTCCCTCGATCGCGACGGCGAACCCCGTCGCCGCACCGACCATCCCGGCGTTGGTGACGAAGTGATTCGCTGCGCTGAAGTTGCGCGCCCCGTGCGTCTTACGCCCCGTGTTGTTGGGCTTGTCGCGAAGTTCGTCTCTGACGCTATGTCTATGCGTGACCGTCGCGCCGGGGAAGCTCTCGGGCAGGTCGCCAGTCAGACGCACTTCGTCTGCAAACGCGGCAACGTTGGCGGCCGTCGGGGTGCCGCGCAGTGTCAGGTGCGCGATCAGCGTCGCGTCTACAGCGGGCGTGACGCCTGAAACATCCGCACCGAATCCGCTCGCCGTTGCAGTCGCCACGCGATAGCCCACGATGGGCGTCGACGCGACGAGCTCGCGGCCCACGTACAACTGCAGCGCGCCGTTTTGAAGCAGGCACGTGAAGAGCACGATGCGCCCCACGTCGGACTGCGCGAAGAACCGCTGCGCTTGCTTGAGCGTGCCGTCATCGGCGAGCGCGGCGAAAGCGAAAGCCCCGTTGTTCGCGAGCATGTCGATCGCGTATCCGTTGGCGCCGTTGTAACGACGACAGAGCACGCGGTAGGCGGCGACCACGCGGTCGAGCCTGCCGAGCAGCACGACGCCGAAACCAGTCACGGCGCCCGCTTCGCCGCCCGCAGACTCGAGCCGATTACCGGCTGAAAAGTTCGTGACCCCCACTAGCGCCTGTTCGCGCCGCCCGCCGCGGCCGCGGTTGCCTCCGCCTCCTACGCGACGCGCGAGCGCAGGGTGACGGTCGAACGCGCGATCGCATGGCGACAGCGACGGCGCGCAGTCTGTTGGTCGACGACGAAGCGGCCCCATCGCTTAGGACTCCGCCAGGTGCGCGCGCGCGACGCTGGCGTCGACGCTGGCCTGCAGCGCGAACGTGGTCGAGCTGGCGGGGAATGGAATGTCGAAGCTCGTCCCGTTGGGGATCTTGAAGCAGCCGTTCCCCGATGCACTCGCGGTCAGGTCGATCGGGCTGTTCACCTCTTGCGCACGCGCATTCTTGTCTGCAACGGCTGCCGTGCTCGTCGTCGAGATCTGATAGTAGAGGTCGCAGCCGTCGGCCTGGATGCGAACGTGGTAGCCTTTCCACGCAGCCGGCACGTTGAACGTTTTACTGTTCAGCCCGACGGTGATCGCCAAAATCTCGCCACGCACGCAGCCACGCAGGCTCGCCGCCTTGCGCACGGCGCTGTCGCTTGCCTCGACGACGCTCAGACTCTGCGCGCTGGTCTTCTGCCCCAGCGACGTCGGCAGTTGCCCGCTGATGATGGTCGTCGGCGCGGCGTTGCCCGAGCTGTCCGCGAAGAACAGACGAAGGTCGACGAGGCCGTCGTCAAGCGCCTGCGTCAGCGACCATCCGGTCTGCGCTACGCCGCCGTTGACCCAATCGATTCGCACATCGTCGTGCGGCTCGATCGGGATGCCGATCAGGTTGTTGCGCATGGTCGCGGCAGGCACTGCCACTTCCCAGAACTGTTCCCAACTCGACCCATTGTCGCGTGCGTAGGCGCGGAGCGTGCCCGCTGCCGGGTTCTTGATCGACAGCACGTAGCGCGCGAAGTCGGTGAAGCGGACGGGGCGGTTCTGGCCGCGATAGACGAGGCTGTTGAAAAGCACGTACGGATCCGCGTTGGCACCAGGCACAACGCCGCTCTCGTACTTCACGATCTGATAGTCCATTTGCAACAACCTCCCCAAGCGCTCGAACGCTCGGACGTTCAGACGTAGTCGACGTAGATGACGATCCAGGCGTATTCCGGGCAGAGCTTGAGCAAGAGGCGCTCGAACTCTCCGCGGCGCGCTGCGGGGACGTTGGCCTTTTGACCGAACGTCTCGCCGCACCAGTAGACGAAGTAAGGCCAGCGCGCGGGATCACTCGGCACCGGTGGCGGCGCACGTCGTGTCAGGTCGCGATTGACCAGATAGCCGGGGTCATTGACGAGCCATTCGTTGCACTGCGGGTAGAGCTCCCAGACCTCGACGCCAACGGGCAACGGGTCGGGCTGCGGCGCGTCGGGCTCGGTGCACTGGGCGAGCGGCTCGCCGCACTGGACGGTACCGATCTCGGGCAGCGTCGTGTAGGCGCGCGGGTCGCGCTTGGTCGGCGGCTGCGTGCCGGGGATCCACCACTCGTGCAGGTACACGTCGAAGCCCGCCGCGCGCACCACGTCCTGCAGGTACTTGGGCGACTGCCCGCCCTGGGCGCTCCATGCGGCCGCGTATTGCTGCCGGCGCGCGGCGTCGGTCGCAGCCGGCGTCAGGCCGAACTGCGTCTCGTAGCGGTCAAGCTCACGCGTCGTCGTGGGGAAGATGTCGAGCCAAGCTGCGTCGGCAAAGTCGCGCACGTCGGACGGAGCGACGGCGAGGCCCTCGAAGAAAGACCGTAAGGTCTTCTGCACCGTGATCCGCCACGCAGTTGCCTGGGGCAGTAGGTGCTGCAGCACGCGGAAAAAGAGCATGCGCCCCTCTCAAGCTGCGTCACTTTCCGTCCGATATGATCGGGCAGAGGCGAACGAGCGATGTTGAAAAGTCTGACGGTGTGCGTGTTGGCGATGTGTGTGCTTGTTGGCTGCGACGACGAGCTCGAGCTCGCGGCGCCGGTCGAGGGCGATGCCGTCGTCGCGCGTCCTGCCGTCGAACGCGACGCCGGCAGCGAGCTCGCCCAGGGCGACGCCGCCGTGCTCGAGCAGCCTGCCGACGCCGGCACCATCGCGGCCGACGCCAGCGCCGTCGCCGATGCCGCTGCGCTCGAGCACGACGCCGGAGCCGTGGTGCCCGACGCCGGCTCGCTGCCCGTCTACGAGCGCCCGCGCTGCGAGACCCTCATCTACCGCGACAGCGACGGCGACGGCTTTGGCGACCCCGCGACGGCGCTCGCGTCGTGCACGCTGACCCTGCCGAGCGGCTACGTCACCAACGGTAGCGACTGCTACGACGGCAACGCGCGCGCCTACCCCGGTCGCCCCGTCGGCGGATCCGGCGAGCACCGCGGCGATGGTTCCTTCGACTTCGACTGCGACGGCGTAGAGACCGCGCTCGTGACCGAGGTGGCGCAGTGCCCGACCTTCACACCCGACGACTACCGCTGTCCGCCTGCGAACTTCGATTGGGAAGCGGGCGACTACCCCAACCAGCAAGAGTGTTACGAGGTGCTTCGCGCGCGCTGGGATGGCCCGCGCGAAGGTTGGTGGCTGACTGCGCCCAAGTGCGGCGAGGTCGCGCTCTTTGGCGTCGAGCTCGACTACACCCGCGAGACGAGCTGGACCTGCGGCGCACCCCGCAAGACCCAACTGCGCATGCAGACCTGCCGCTAAGTACCGGCCGTGTCCGCGCGAACATCGCGCGGCGCTGCGGCGAGCACCTTCTCGAAGAAGTTGCGCAGGTCGTCAGGCGAGCGGCCGTCGTCTTCGAGCAACTCGACGCCCAGCAAGATCAGCGCGACGCCGGTCAACCGGTCGACGTCGACGTGACAGTGCCGCATCGCGGTGTCGACGAGCTCGGCTCGCTTGACGATATCAGGGCCGACGCGGCGTCTCATCTCAACGCGCCGACAGAAACTTCGGAACCCAATGCAGCTCGACGAAGTGGATATGAGCGAGCGTCGTAGCGTCATTGCCGACGTTGACCTCGACCCAATACTCGCTCGTCGCGTTGTTGATGACTTCGGGCACCTGCAGGGTCGCGGTCACGTTGTTCGCGCTGCCCGTGATCGTCGCCGCAACAGTCAGCGACAATTCCGTGTGCGAGCCGGGGTTGCCCACGAGGATCGACTTTGTCAGTCGATGAAGCGTCACGGTGATGGGGTCCGCGTTCGGCTTGCCGGACACGATCACGTCGAGCAACTCGCAGCCAGACGGGATCCGCACGTTGAAGCGAACGGCCATCGGGTTTGCGCCGTCGCTCTTCACGTACAGACGATCGATGGAGAAGTAACAGACCATCGAGTTGTTGAAGCGAAGGGCTTGCGCGGATGTCAGGGGCGCCATGGTCCTGACAGCAAGCGGCATGGCCGTCTCGATCGCGCTGCTGCTGCCGAGCTTGAACGAGTAGTCGGCGATCAGCGCGTAGATCGTGTGCGTGCCACTCCAGGCGTAGTTCTTATTGAGAAACGCCGCCTTCTGATACAGCGTGCCGGCAAGCACGTTGAAGCCGCTCCCGATGATCGCGAGGATGGCATCGAGATACTGCGATGCGCCGAGCTTGTCGGGTTCGTCGCTCGGCTCGATGTTGCCGCCTGCGTGCAAGAGGGCCTGAAAAAAGCCGAAGATGTCGTTGGCTACAGCAGCCGTCCAAGGCGTGCCCGAGCCGTCGCCCGCCGTCCCGACGTTGCGCGCCTTGCCCCAGGGATAGCCCGGATCGCTGACCTCGATCTGCGCCGGGTATCGCTCTTTCGGTTTGATCGCCATGGTGTTGTTCGCTCGCCCTCGTTAGATGGAAGTGACCGAGCCAAGCTTTGCCTTCTCGCCCTTGGCCAGGGTGTACGCGGGCAAGGGGTTACCTCCCTGCTCAAGCGCGACGGCTGCGACGCTGCCGCCCAGCGACGCGACGACGTCGTCGATGATCCCGCTGATGGCCGCCTGCGTGATGCGGTCGAGGCGCGGCAGCACCGCGAGGCCCTCGATGAAGGGCTCGCGAGAGCGCAGGTACTCGTCGACGGCATCTTCGATCGCTGCCTCCGCCGCTGCCTCGTCGCTGCTCTCGAGTCCCGTCACGCGAACGTCGAAGGCCGTGCGCGTGATCGGCAGGACGTTGACGAAGGCGAGCACGGGGCGGCGCGAGGCGCGGCCGGCGACGTCGAGCTCGACGAGCGCCTTGACGGCGTCGAGCTGGCCGCTTGTGGGGATGCCGTCGACACTGCCCGAGCTCGCCTCGGTCGCCTCGACGTACAAGTCGACCTCGCCCGGGGCGCCCCGGTACGGGTAGACGTGGGGGATGCCGGGGTTCTCTTCGCCCCAGAGCCGGAAGTCGGCCGCGGCGCCGCCCTGGGGCTTGGCCTGGACGCGGCGGATGATGCGCGCGCGGTAGGCGGGCTCGGTCTCTGCGTTGGCGCCTGTGACCGTCTGGGCCGTCACGGGCGCCTGTCGCGCGACGTTGGGCAGGGGCTGCGCGAACTGCAACACGGCGCCCGGCGCGAGGTTGCCGACGGTGCCCGCGCCGGCGCCGCCGCGCTGATCCGAGACGGCGCGGACGGTCGGGTACACGGTCGCGGCATTGAGCGCGATCGAGGCCGTCGTGACGTACACGACGCCGCTCGACGGGAACACGAGCTGCGAGCCGGCCGGCAGACTCCCGGTCTGCACCTGCACCTGCACGGCGATCGTCAGTTCGGCCCGCGTCGCTTCGAGCGGATCGCCAGCACCGACGAGCCGTCCCCACTCGACCAGCGGCCGGATCTTGCGGCCGAGGATCGTCGTCTCACGCATGGACGCGTGCTGAATGAACTGCTGTAGAAGCATCCAGCCGACGTACTTGTACAGGAGCACGTACACGCCGGCCTGCACCTTGCCGAGCACGCGCGTGTAGGCGCGCGCGAGCAGCGGCGTGGTGTGCTCGGTCGCCGCGTCCATCTGCGCGACGAAGTCTTCCGAGAGCGCTTGCGTCGTCGGGATCTGCTGACTCATGCGGCGCGTGCTCCCCAGGTGCGCGGGATGGCAAATCGATAGCCTTCGGCGCTGCCGTCGACGTCGATCTCGCCCGCGATGTGAATGCTCGAGCGCGCGGGCATCGACACGGTCGCACGCACGGCGCGCACGAGCTTCGACGACGTCAGCCACGCAAGGTCATTGGTCACGGCCGCCTCGATGCGGCGGAGGTTGCCCGACGTCGGCGGCAACGTGTCGAGCAAGAACTGCGTCTCGCTGCGGTAGTGCTTGGCGGGGTCAGGCTCCGAGAAGTTGCCCCACCACTGCTTAGACAGGTCGCCCGGCAATCCGCTGTCGCGATCGTTGCCGCCGAACAGCGAGAGGTAGACCGCCTCGAACAGACCGTCAGACATCTCGAGCAGACCGCCAACGAAGGCGATGTCGCCGCCATCCGGTCCGTGAAACATGCGGACGTCGGAGATGGGCGCGCGCTGGCGGACACTCGAGCGCGTCTCTTCAGTGACGAGCGGCAGCGGGTAGACGGCGACGTCGCCCGCTTCGGGCTGCTCGCCTTCGGGCAGGTAGTAGACGGCGAAATCGGTCGTCATTTCTGCAACACCCGAATGTGAGTCAGGTGGAAGATCGGCTCGCCGCCACCCGAGTCTGCGCCGACGTACATGCCCGCGAGCGCAGGATCGTTGATGTCGAACGAGAACTTGTTCGCGCTCACTGGCTCCATGTCTTCGGGGGCCGGCATCGCCCCGCCCCAGCTGCCAAACAGCGAGTACCGGGCCTGACTTTGGTTGCCCTGCGTGTCGATGAACTTGGGTGACCACGCGACGGCGAAGACGCGATTGCCAACGTCAGGTGTGGAGACGAGCGGATCGACTCCGTAGTAGTTGGCCGTGAAAAAGCCGTTGGTGCCCACGATGCCGAAGATGTTCGCGCGCACGCCCGATCCGCCGACGCCAAAGCGCACGCCGATATGATCGTTTGCCGGCGCGTACTGGGAAGCTCCCGTGTACATGCTCGCCCCAACGTGCTTGAGCTGCGTCGCCAAGCCTGTCGCGCGAATCTGCACACAGGTCTTCTTCGCCGGGTCAAAGCCAGGCAACAGGTCTGCGCGAATGCTCATGTGACAGCCCGCGTAGCCGTTGCCGCCGCTCGCTGTCCCGTTCGACGTGACAGCGATGCCTGCGCCGTTGACGACGCTCGCGATGCCATTGTTTGCTTGCAGCGCCCATGCAACGCCGTCGAGCGTGACCGGGATGTAACCGCTATCCAGGTACTGGCCGTAGAGCTTCGGCAGGATCACCTGATTGGGCAGCGTGCGCAGGTCTTTCTGGTAGAGCGTCGACCAGAGCGTCGCCGGCAGCGGCGTCACCTCGCGCACATGAAGCTCGAGATCCTCAGACCAGCCGCCCTGTCGAACGACGGTGTACGTGTTGCCTTTGACGTTCGAAGCGAGCGAGTAAGGGTATTGAAACTCTCCGTTGAACCAGACCATCTCGACTGCGCGCGGAACGGGCTTGTCAGCGTCAGGTCGATACCGCACGCATGCAAACTCAAGCTCGCGCGTGCACGTGAAGACGCGCGGCGCGGTGCGCGATGGCAGGAACTCACCCGTCGGCACAGAGAACGTGACCGTCATGGCACTGCCCTCTGCACGACTTTGATGTGCGTGGCGCGGAACGGAATCGAGACGCCGTTGTTCGAGCCGGCGTAGAAGCCGATCTTGAGTGAAGAGCTTTCGCCGTTGCCGGTGCCGTTGCGCATCCCGATGCCTGCGAGACTTTCCATCGGCGGCATGACGGCGTAAGCGTCAACGCCGCCGCGCAACACCGCGCCCATACGAGCATGCGTGCGCAGTGACGTGTAGTCAGGCGAGCCCATCCCGACCATGGGCATAGCCGTCGTGGCAAAGGTCCACTCGAGCCAGTCTTCGCCGGGGTGCGCAGCGTACGCAAGCCCCGGCCCCGCCCCTTGGTTGGTAGCGAAAAAGTGCACGTCCGACTTCGTGGCTTTCAAGATCGACGCGGTGTAGCCGGGGCCGTAGCCCCAGTTCTCGCCCCCCGTCCAGTTCGATGCGCCCAGCACCTGCCCGCCAGGCGAAGCGCTCAGGTCGCCCGCGTACTTGACGAGCGCTGCGGTCTGCTTGGTCTGGTCGTATCCGGCCATCGCGTACGCACGCAGCCCGAAGTGCACGCCTGCGTAACCGTTGCCGCCGCTCGCGTCGTACTGCGCGGATCCGACGATGCCTTGCCCGTTGACGACAGCAAGGCTGCCGTTCGACGTGTGCGCGTACCAAGGCTGACCGTCGAGCACGAACGAGAGATAGGCACTGTTGCCGACGGGGATCGACTGGCTCGGCAGCGTGCGCAGGTCGACTTCGTAGAGCGTGTCCCAGAACGACGACGGTGCCCCTGACTGTTCGGGCACTTCCTTCGGCCGCAATTCCAAGTTGCGCGGCCAGCCGCCCGTGCGGACGATCGTGTACGTGTCGCCCTCGCGCTTGCTCTCGAGATACGGCCACTGGAAAGCCCCGTCGCGATAGACGAACTCCTGCGGCCGCTGCGGACCCGACACGAAGTGCGCGCAGCAATAGGAAAGCTCACGCGTCGCCGTGAAGATGCGCGACGCGTAGCGATGCGGCAGTGGCACACCGCTCGGCACGGCAAACGAGATCGTCATGCGTCTGCCTTACGGTGTTGGGGGAAAGGGTACGGGCTTACTGGGCGTGCCCGTGCCTGCCGTCAGGTGCGTGTGCGCCGAGAGTTTGATCGGCAGCGGCGTCGACGCGTTCGCGGTGACCTCGCCCTTTGCGCTGATGCTGCCGTCGACGCCGATGACGACGCCGTTGATCTCGACGGCGCCGGTCTTCTTCATGGTGAAGGAACCCGCGCCGTTGCTGATGACGATGGAGCCGTCGCGCTGCAGCCAGAGGTCGACGACGACGGCGCCCGACGCGTCGCGCGCGTAGATGCGCTTCTCGCCTGGACGAGCCTTGCCTGCGTTGCGTGTGTCCGCGTAGCCGGTCGCTTGCTCGGCTCCTGCGCCGACCGAGTCTTCGAGCGCGAGGAAGTCGCCGGGCAGCGGCAGGGAGTCGTCACCAGGGTCGGCGAAGTGCGGCGCGGTGGCGTTCGCGCCGCCCCCTGGATCGAACTTCACGTCGACGCCGTACGCGCCATCTTCGACCACGCGCTCTGTCGACAGCACCTCGCCGATGCGGCTCATAGCGGCTCATCCCAGGGCATGCGATCAGGCTGCTCGCCCGAGAACGCGCCCGGTAGCACGCAGCCCAGCGACGCGGTCTGCTCGCTGTCGGACTGCTTCAGATAGACGTCGCGGATCAGGAGCTCTGTCTCGCCGTAGACCATCGCGCCCGGCGCCTGCAGCGTGATCGTCGTGTTCGGCTCCCAAAGCTCGCCGTTGGGTCCGCGCCATGACGGCAGATTCACGACGTAGCTGACGGCGTTGCCGAACATGCGCGCCATCTTCGCGCGCACCGCGTTCGGGGCGTCGCCCTTCTCTACATCGTCGAGGCGGAACGACATCGGGCGCAGCACGCCGCCAGACAGGCGACGGTTTCGCTCTGTGAACTGCGAGCCGGTGCGGCCGCGCTTGGCAGAGGTGAAGCCGGTGATCTCGCTGTAGTAGTCCTGCGGACTGAACGAGGGCACGACCGACACGATGCCGGGCTCGCCCTCGACAAGGCGTGCAACGGGGTTGCCGGGTCGCACGCTCTGCCAGAAGACGAGCTGACCCCGCGCGTTGCTCGTCCGAACGATGCCGCGCTGCTTGGCGAGCTCGACGAGGAACGCGTCGATCTTCGTGTCGTGGTCGACGCGCGTGTCGACGCTGCGCTGCCTCGTGTGGACCTTCGAAAACGCGCCGCCGTCGTCGACGAGCATCAGGACCGTGATCCCGTTGATGCTCGCGAGCGCCTCGGCAATCTGACGCAGACTCAGGCCCGAAGCCTCGAAGGGCACGCGGTCGCCGGGCAAGTTGATGTCTTCGAGCTCGGCCGGCAACGAGTAGCCGCTGCACTGCACGACGCTCGACTTTGCATCGCGCGTGGGGACGGCCTCGACGAGCTTGCCCGTGAAGAGGGGCTCGCCCCCGATTGTGGCGACGAGCGGCTTGAAGGACATCGGCCGAAACGTCTCGCGCATCTCGCGCCGTTCAGGATCGAACGGGGACGCAAAGCCGATGGTCGGATGCGTGTCGATGCCGCGATGCAACTCGATGTCATTGACGCCGCGCCATGCCCGGTCATCGATCAGCACCGCGACCGAGTCGCGGCTATCGGTAGTAGGCAATGCTCGTCCCCCGCGGCAGCTCGAGCACCTCGGCGCCGGTGAGTTCGTTGGTGCTGATCAAGAGGTCGAGCTTGTCGTCGACGCTGCCGTACAGCTCGGCAGCCAGGTCGATGATCGTACGTGGCCGGTCGAGCACGATGCGCCGCTCTGCTGCGAGCGCGTAGGACTGCTCGATCAGGTAGCCGGCTGCGCGCGCGGTTGCGTGCTGCAGCGCTTGCTGCGCGGCGCCACGGTCGACGATCCCCAGAGACTCGGCCGCCCGGTCGCGCCATGCGACGACGTCGTCGAACTGCGTCAGCACGGTGTCGGCGGCCGCGAGCGCGGCGGGCTTGCTCTGGAAGGTCGTCTCGATGACCGCGCGCAGCGAGCCGGCAACGGCGTGCATCGCGAACAGGTCGGCGGTGCGGTAGCCGTTGGTCAGACTGAGCTGCATGCGGGACAGGGCCGGGCTCTGAAATGGGGCGCCTAGGGAGGTCGTCGCGAAGATGCGCTGCGCGAGCTGGCGATAGCCTTCGAGGCGCATCTCGAGCCCGACGAGCGCGCGCGCGGGCGCGGTGACGAGGTTGCCGATCTGCTGCGCGAGCAGAAGGGGCTGACCGACCAGCACGTCGAGGCCGTAGTTGACGGCCGACTGCGCTTCGCGGAAGTCGCGGTTGACGGCCTCGGCGCCTGCGGCAATGCCTTCGAGAGCGTCCGACACGTAGCGCAGCAGCGAACGCGTGTTGGCCTTCGTGGCCACGCGCGCGGCCGCGCGCTCGAGCTGCATCGTTTCTTCGAACTCCGTCGCGATGGCAAAGTCGAAGGCGTCGAGCGCGACCAACAGTTCGTTGCGCGGGCTCATCAGACCCGACGGGTACAGCGCGCCGATGGTCGTCCAGAAGACGACGTCGATGATGCTCTGGTTGGCCGCCGTCTTGAGGTCGTCGCGCCGGGTGATCGTCCCGAAGGCGATCGCGTCGAACGACCCATAGAAGGGGTGCTCGAGCCGACCCGGACCCCGCTCGAGCAGCGCGAGCTCGAACGCGGTCGCTTGCAGGTCGTGGCTAGCGCCCGAGAAGTAGCAGCGCAGCGGGTAGCGGCGCGAGCCGTGCCCGTTGTCCTGGACGTAGCCCCCGTCAACATCCGGGAACTCGAAGCCCGTTGTTCGCTTGTCGACCTCGCGTGACACGTCTTCGTACTGAAAGACCATGCGCACGCCGCTCGGAGGCGTGTACGCGGCTGGTCGAACGCGGTCTTCCCACGTCACCGGAACGCCCCCGACGGTGCCACGCGAAGACCGATGCCGCCGCCTGCCGGCTTCTTCGTGATCGTGGCCTTGCCCGTCGTGTCGCGGATCGTGACCTCGCTTTGCTGCGTGGTCGTCGTCTCGCTGATCGACTGCGCGATGCGGTCCGAGGGGCTGATGACCTGTGGCTGCGAGCTCATGGGGGCGGCGCTGTCGGGCGTGCCCTCCCCTTCATCGGTGCCGAGGGTCGCGCGTCCGAGCGCGCGCACCTTGTCGATCGCCCACATGATCTTGTCGAACACGGGGCCGAGGATCGCCATGAAGGCGGCCGCGATGCCATCCCAGATGGCCTTGAAGACGCCGCCGATGACCGACCAGATCGCGACCGTGACGTCAAACCAGTATTTCGCGCCGTCCGCGATGTACTGCCACGCAGCGGCCGCAGCGTCGCTCACGCCTCGCCAGAGCGCTGCGAAGAACTGCCCGAGCGGAACGATGACGTACTCGTAGATCGTCGTCGCGATCGAGAGGATGAAGTCGAGCGCGGGCTGAATGGCGGGCTTCACCATGCGCCAGATCAACGTGAACAGTCCGACGATGAACTCGAAGATGGCCATCCACGCCCGCTTGTAGAAGTCGAAGATCGCGCCGACCGCGCTGCCGATGGCGTTGCCGATCGAGCTCGCGATGCTGACGATGCCCTCCCACATGGCGCCGAAGAAGGCCTCGATTTCAGGCCAAAACGCGAGGATCAGCGCGAGGGCTGCGACGATGCCGACGATCAGCAGCGTCATGGGGTTGGCAGCCATGGCCCAGGTCAGGATCTGCACCGCGCCCGCGAACAGCTTGACGGCAATCGACGCGGCGGTGATGACGGCGATCACGGTGCCGATGCGCCGGATCCACGTCACGATCGACTCGAAGTTGTCGGCGAGCGTCTTGAAGAAGCCGTTGACGTTCTGACCGATGACCTCGCGATTTTTATCGATCCACTCGGTCATGCCCGAGACGATGCCGCGCAGGCCTCCGCTCTGAACCGAGTATGCGTCGATCGCGAGCGTCTTGACGCTCTCGGTCATCTTGTCGATGTCGCCCGTCAGCGTCGACATGCGAAGGTCCGACATCTGCTTCGCCGTACCCGCGGCCGCGTCGAGCTCGCCGACTAGTTTGTCGTAGGCGCCTGACTCGAAGAGCTCTTTGAGGTTGATCGCCGCCTTCTGGCCGCGGAGCCCGACGAGGTCGGCGAAGAAGGCGAGCTGCTCCATGTTGCCGCCCGCTTTCTTGCCCGCCTTCACGAGCTCGCCCAGGACGAGCGCGGGCGCCTTCATGTTGCCCGTCGCGTCCTTGAAGCTGATGCCGAGCTTCTTCATCTGGGCGGTGACGGCCTTGGACGGCGAGGCCATCATCGTCAGCATGGTCGCCGTTGCGCTGCCCGCCTCGGACGCGTCGAGCCCCGCGTCTTGCAGCGATGCCACCATCGCGACCACGTCTTTCAGGGGGATATCGAGCTGCCGCGCAACGGGCCCGACCTTCGACATGCTCTCGGCCAGCGAGCCGATCGAGCTTGCCGTCTTGACGCTCGCGAGCGCGAGCAGGTCGGCGACTTTGGTCGTCTGCGACGTCTCGATGCCCATGCCTTTCATGACGGCGCCGATCGCGGCCGAGGTCTGCACGAGGTCTTCGCCGGCCGCGGCCGCCGCGTAGGTCATGCCTTCAATGCCCGCGAGCGCTTGCTCTTCGGAGAAGCCCGCTTTGGCCATCGACTCGAGCGCGCCCGCGACGTCGGTTGCGGAAAACTGCGTCGCAGCGCCCAGACGCAACGCCTCTTTCTCGAGCGGCGCGATCTGGTCGCGCGTCTTGAGATAGGCGGCGCCCAGGTTGGCGATCTGCTGCTCGAACTCCATGCCGGGTTGTGCGGCGGCCGCAAGGGCAGCCGTCGACGCCGCGGCCGCGACCGACAGTCCCACGCTCGCGCGCGTGAGGCCGGCGAGCCACTTGTCTGCCGCCTTGTCGAGGCTCTTGATCCCCGTCTCGGTCGCCTTCACGAACTTCGACATCCGGGACTGCATCTTGTTGATCGGCGCGGTCATGCGATCGATCGCGCGGAAGACCGCGTCGACGCTGTATCTCCCCGCCATGTGCAGACCTTACCTTTTGCGCCGAGGGCGCCGCGTCAGTTGTGGCTTCTTTTCGTGTCGCGGCGCGGTGTCCTTCTTCAAGGCACCGCGCCGGCCGGAATAGAAGAATCGGATCTCGCCCATCGTCAGCGTTCGCGGATCGGGCAGACCCGGATAGTCGATGCAGCACTGCAGCAGCATCTCAACGTAGACGGGCAGGAGTGTGTGGCCAGGTTCTTTGGGCTCGCGGTCGAGCCTTTTGACCAACCTCGCGTCTGCGCCGCCGCGCACCAGTAACGTCGAGACGTTCAGCCCAAAAAAAGAACGACGAGCGTTTTGCAGATCTTGAAGTCGCGGTTTGGCAGCGACGAGATCACCTTCGGTGCAACGCGCGTCATCGCGGCGATCAGCACGATCAGCCGGCCCATCTGATGGGACGTCTTCTGGCCGTCCATCTCCATGAAGGTGGCGCCGGTCGGCTCGTAGAAGGTCAGGTCGGCGGCCCCGGTCGTCGGATGCAGCACCGGCTGCCCCTTGTCGTCGACGGTCATGTGACCCGTCTCGAGCGCGCGCACGAGAGTGCGCTTTGCGTCGTCGAAGCCCTTGCGATCATCGGCGTCCATCTTGGAATGGTCGACGTCCAGATCCATTGCTTCGGCAAACCGCTCGAACTCTTGCTCGGCTACTTCTGTCGCGACTTCGCCCATGTGTGAATGGCTCATTTCTGAGCGAGCGAGAGGGGCGCCCCGTGGCCCTCTCGCTCGCTTTGACGAGGATGGAGAGAGGGGGCGCGAGTTACTGCTGAATCAGCTTGCCCGGACCGCCCAGCGAGAGCGATGCGGTCGTGTTCTGCGTGTTGTATTCGAGGTCGTCGAGGATCAGCCCCTTGCCCGAATAGCTGATGCCCGAAGCCAGCGTGACGACGATGGGGAAGTAGCCGTCGGCGTCGGCGCGCTTGCCGTCGCAAAGCTCCTGCAGGAACTCGTGATCGCCGCGCACATCGTTGACGTCGACGGTGATGCCGCTCAGGGCCCAGCCGACGCGCGTCTTGATCACGCGCGCGCTCGCATCGCCGTTCATCTCGAGCGCGTTCGAGAATCCGCCTAGCTTGCGCGTGCCGTCTGCGTCGGCTGCGACGGAGAAGTTCCGCCCGCGAACCGAGATTGATTCGATGCTGCCACCAACGCTCATGATGAGACCCCCAAATGTCTAAACGTTCAGACCGTCGGACGTGCAGAACGACAGACGTCCGAGCGTCCAAGCGCCGAAGCGCTCAGATGCTCGGACGCTCGAAGGCCGTCGTCGGGCGGGTTCTAGAAAGCTGATTCGCCCGGCTGTGCGCGGGCGTCTCGCTTACGCGGCGATCTGCGCGCCGTAGTAGAAGCCGAACAGAAGGTCGGTGCTCTTCACGTTCGAGTTGCCGGACAGCTGCACGCGTACGCGAAGATCCCAGCGCTTCGGGTTCTGCGCGCTGATGACGCACGCCGTCAGCTTCTTCGCCGTCTCTGTGTCGCTGATGAGCGCCTGCAGCCCCGCGCCGTCGAGCACGTTGTTTGCCGCAGCGATCACGTCACGCGGCTTGCGCGCGTCGGGCGTCGCGACGGGCTGATCGTTGGGCACGAGCGCCTTGCCATCCCACTCGAGCGACTCGAACTCGAGCGACAGATTGAAGATGAGGTTCTGCAGCTTCACGATGTCGCAGACGAACCGGTACGCGGGCGGAAGCTCGCCGGTCGGCCGGTAGTAGGTCACGACGTCGCTCAGGCAGACGACGCTGTTCTTGACCTCGACCGTCGAACTGCCAAGCTTCACGGCCGCGTCGCGCTGCTCGTAGTTCCACTGGGCGCCGTCCGGGCCGGGGGTGAGGCCCGTCAGCGGCTGCGAGCCGTAGTCGCACGAGGGCGAGTTGTTGGCGACCCGCGCGATGCGCGCAACGCCGCGGGCAGCAACCACGAAGGGTAGATCCTCGCTGCCCGGCGAGGGGATGTGGCCGTTGATGCGGTCGGTCGGGCGCAGCGAACTGATCGCCGTGGCGTCCGCGACCTCGGCTGCGGTCTGGCCGGAGAAGCTAACGAACGGTTTGCGCACCGTCTTGCCCCAGCGCCCTTCGCCGACCGATTGGATCGCGTTGAGGGCCGTCGTGTCGCTCTCGTTGAGGCAGTTGACGAGCAGGCTTTCCCAGACGTTGCCGATCTGCCCAAGTGCGTCGACGACGCTGGGGTTGCCCGCGCCGCCTGCCATCTGCGTGACAGCCCAGGTGACGCCGTACGCGTCGCCCTCGATCGCGACCTTCATCCCGTTGGCGCTGTCGCCCTTCCAACCGCTCGTCAGGTTGAGCTTCGTCGCGACCACGTTGATCGTGAAGGAGTCCCCGAGCGCGAAGTCGGTCGTCGCGTCGGTCAGCGTGAACTGCAGGCCGGCGACGTTGATGACGGTCGTGCCGCCGACGCCGGGGGTCATGGTGACCGAGCTCGAGATGACGTTGCCGTCCGGGTCGGTCAGGCGGAAGACGCCGCCATTCGCGACGGCCGTGATCAGGGTCAGCTTGTACGCGCCCGGCCGCGGCGTGCCGACGACCGATAGCGCGGTGAGGGTGCCGTTGCCGACGTTCGAGCCGCCCGGCGCCGTCGTCGGAGATCCGTAGGTGGGCAGGACCGAGACGGGGAACTCGAGCACGGCCTGCGCGGCTGCCATGGCGGCGCCGATGATGTGCGAGACGGATGCACCGGCCGGGACGACGAAGGGAGCAGAGCGCACGCCGCCGACGCGCAGTCGATAGGGCGCTGCCTGCGTCTGCGTGCCGGACGGCGTGATGTCACCAGTCGACGCGGTCGCGCCTCCGAGCTGCTGCAGCGGCAAGATGGTGACGGGGATCGATCCGACACCGTCGCCGTCGATGGGCATCAGCTGCAGCGCCGCGAGATAGGCGGGCGAGCGATAGCCCATCTTGCGACCGACCTCGCCCGCACTCAGGGGCGAAAACTTCTGGCTGCTGTAGACGACGTCGCTCTGCCCCTGGGCGATGACCGCGACGCGCTGCGGAAGGAACAGAATCCCGCCTGTGCGCATTTCCTGAAACTTGGTTTCGATGCCCAGCACGCGGGCGACGGCGGATGCGTCGATCATGGTGATTCTGCTCCTGCAAAGTTGAAATCGGCTTCGATGTACAGCTCGCCCGACTCACGACGCAGAACACTCAGGTCCACGCCTTCGAGAGGGACCCCCTCGTACTGGGGAGAAAACTCGTTGTGTACGACCTGCAGGCCGAGGCGCGCGGCCCCGATGCGCTGCGCTGCGCGTCCGTCCGTCGGCGGCTCGAAGATCTCGATCGCGGGTAGCCAGCGCTCCCATACGAAGCCGCGCAGGCCGAGGTACGTGTACGAGCCGGCCATCAGGATGTTGCGGACAAGCCGCACCACGCGATGAAGCTCGCGCGCGGCGCGCTCGTCGCCCGGCGAATGGCCCACCAACTGATCGGCGCTCGTTGCGTAGGTGTAGACGTCGACGTTGATCGTCGACGTGCCCTTCTGCCGCTCGACGAGGTTCGAGGCCGACTTGTCGAAGGTCGTGCCGTTGTACCAGACGTTGACGATGGGCAGCACGAGCGGCGGCGAGCTCGCATCGTCAGGGATATCGAGAAACTCGCCGATCGGATTGGTGCGCTCGGAGAAGACTCGAAACGCCCAGTCGTTCATGTCGCGAGACGCTGCGAGCGCGAGCGTCTGCTGATGCTGGCTCTCAAGCAGTAAGATCGCGCCGACCTTGTTGCGCACGATCTCGAAGCCGTCGAGCTTGTCGATCAATCGTTGAATGACGGCGGCCACGACTCAACCGGCCGTGAAGGATTCGAGGTCGCAACGGATGCTGCCCAGCACCTGATCCGGGTAGACGGCCATCACCTTGTACGTGCGGCCCACGCCATGAACGTCGGCAAAGCGCACGAGCCACGGCTTCGAGTTGCCGTCGGCGATGGCGCGCACGTCGCCCAGACCCGCAGTCTTGATCGGACCCGGAAGAAGCTGCACGGTCACGCGGCGCCCGATGACGGCCATCCCCGACTGCGGGTCGATGACTTCGCCCACGTCGGACGTGAAGCCGGTCGTGATCGCCATCTGCCCACTGGGCGCGACGACGACGACGGGCCACCCGAAACCGTCCGCACCATCCGAGAGGATGGCCGCGTGGTCGAGCGCCGCGAGATCGCGCAGATTCACTTCTGGCGCTCGACCTTGTTGCCGTCGACGCCGTGGGGCTCGCCCTGGGCGCCCTCGGCCTTCTTCTCGGCCTTGACGACGTACCCGGCCTTGACGAGCTCCTGCAGGCGCTTGTCGCCGCCTACGACGTGCTGCTCGCCGATCTCGGCGCCAGCGTCGAGCGCGTCGCCGTTGCCGCCCGTGATCGACTTACCCGGGGCGACTCGATAGCCGGTCGACGAGGGCGCGGGCTTGGCCTGCTTGGGCGCATCACCGGTACCGGCATCGGGCACCGGCGCGATCTCGTCCGGCGTGCTGTCGGGCAGCACCTTGTCTTCGGCGCGGTCGACGCTCTGCTCGCCGTTGGGATGCGTCGAGGGCGCGATGTTGGGATCCGGGTTGGTGTTGGTGCTGCTCGAGCCGGAGTTCGAGCTCGAGCTCGAACTGTCCGAGCTCGGCAGCACGTCCGAGGTCGGCAGCGCGTCGGGGGTGGGCGTCGTGGGCGCGTTCGCGTCGGTCGACGTGGGTTCGGGCTTGAGCTTGTCGCGAAATGCCATGGCGTGATCCTTGGTTGGAAGGTCGAGGTGCAGGAGCGAAGAGCGGCGACGCGCAGCGCGAGGGGGCGCGTCGCCTTGGGGGGCGCTTTAGATGCGGGTCTTCAAGCAACCGAAGGTGTCGATCGCGGTCGGAATCGCGAGCGGACGCGTACCGGCGCTGACCTTCAGGTGCTTGCCGTCGGGCGAGAACCACGCATTGACCGTCAGGTCGAGCTTCGCGTCGCCGCTCGAGATGCGCGGCGGCAGGAACGACAGCGCGGGACTATCGGGCTTCTTCAGAAGCGGGATCGCGCCGAACGTGAGGTCGAGGCGCGAGGCCTCCGACATCATGATCACGGCGTCCTGATCGACGTAGTTGACGGTGTTGCCCGTCTGCGGATCGAGATAGGTCCCGTCGTAGACGTGGATCTCGTAGTCGTAGTTGTCGATCGTCAGCATGCCCTTCGAGCTCGAGCCGCCCTGACGGACGTTCTTGAAGCTGCCGAAGTCGTACCGGCGAATGTCGAAGAGCTTCTGCACGGCCGCGTTCTGGAAGAAGTCGCGCCATGCCCGCTTGCCGAAGATCAGGATCCCGGGAACGCCCTTGCCGTTGCGGCGCACCGCTTCGCCCAGGGTCGCGAGGTCCGATAGCGGAACAGCCGAGCCGCTGTCCCAGTTGACGCCCACGGTGGGGAAGTGCGCGGTGCGCGGACCGTAGTCGAGCACGAACATGGGCCGCCCCGCCTTGTCGACGAGGTTGACCTTTCCGGTCTGCAGCACCTGCGCGCACTGCAGCTCGATGGCGCGACGGATCTTGTTCTCGAGCTTGCGGAAGATTGCGAACGACTGCTCGGTCGCGTTCTCGAGATAGTCAGGGTCCGAGAAGACGTCCTGACCGGGAAAGCGCTTGATCATGTCGTACGCAGTCAGCGTCGCCGACTCGTCGAAGATCGGGGGCGTGAAGCCCTTGTTCTGATACAGCGACAACTCGTTCTCACGAGTGCCGGTGCTCAGATCCTGGATCGCAATCGCGATCTCTTCGGTGTCTCGAACGAGGTCGATCGACACCTTCTCGGACGTGTAGAAGTTCTTCGGCGGTGCGCGGAAGAAGGACGTCAGGAAAGGGACCGGGGTCGCCTCGTCGACGTACATGTCGATGAAATGGACAGTGCTATTAGCAACCATGTTGCGTGTCTCCCTGCGGACGCACCGCAACGAAAACGCCCGCCCCTGATGATCAGGAGGCGGGCGCTATGGCGGCTTGTCTGTTGATTCTGAGTGTTGTGGTTAGACGACCTGACCGAGGGCCTGCACGTCGATGGGAACGATCCCGTAGTCGCGAAGCTGGTCGAGCAGCGCGGGCGTGATGTTGTTGCCGTTGCCGTCGGCTGCGATGACGAGGCGGTTGCGGTTGACCTCGCCATCGATAAGGCAGCGCGCGGAGATGTCGCCCGCGCCCAACGCCTCGACCTCGTAGGTCAGCACCGCGATCGGGTTTTGCGACCCGTCATTGTTGCCCGCCGCGTACGGGCGGAGCTTGCCGCTTGCCGTCACGCGACCGAGGATCGTGCCTTTCAGCAACTTCGCGGCGCCCGAGAAGACGAGTACCTCGTCGCGGCAAAGCGAGCGGTTGAGCGCGATCGCGTTCGCGTAGTAGTTCGTGTCGATCGTTGCGTTAGGCATGCGCAGGAACCTTCTTTCCGCGGCGCTCCATCATGCGCGCCGCCACGACTGCGCCCAGGTCGGGCGCTTCCTCTTCGACCTTGGTCACGGGGGCCGCCGCACCGTTGGCTGCCTCTTCGACCTTCTTCTCGTCGGTCAGACGCAGGTCGCGGTCGCGCTGGTTGAGGGCGACGCGCTGATACTTGGCAGACGCGGTCATGGTCATGCCCTCGCCGCTCTGGATGGCGGCGAGCGCGATGGCGAGGCCCTCGGCGCCGCCTCCGCTGCCGAGCTCGATGTGCGCGCAGGCGCGGTCGCGCTCTTCGCTGATGCCCTCTTTCTTGGCAGCTTCGAAGACGTCGGGGTGCGTGGCTTTGAGGGTGCGCAGATCCATGGTTGTGACTTCCTTTTTCTCGTCGTCGGCCGCGCCGACAGTTGCCGAAGTGCCGACGGGCCGAAGTCCCGTCTTCGCTACCGCATCGATCATGCCGAGCTTCTTCGCCTCGCCCGCGAGCAGCGTCGCGCCGCGGCCAAACTTGTCGCGCACGTCGTCTGCGGTCGTGCCGCGGCCGCGCGCGATAGCGTCGACGAAGAGCTCGTGAATCGCGTCGAGCTCGCGGCGAATCGTCGCCTTGCCTTCCTCGGTCTTGAGGTCGGGCCGCTTGTTAGGCGAGTCGGTGTTCGTGATGTCGACGATCTTCTCGTCGACGTAATACTGCGCTGCCACGCCCACGGAACCGATGCGCGAGCCTGCGTTCGTGGCCTCGATGCGACCCGCGACGGCGCTGATGCCATAGGCGGCCGACAACGCGTTCGCTGCCTTGACGATCAGGGGCTTGTCCGCGCGGAACGCCTCGATCGCAGCGAGCGCGTCGAACAGGCCGTCGACGGTGCCGCCCGGGCTGTCGACGAACAAGACGGCCGACTTGATCGAGGGGTCGCTCTTCGCGATGGCGAGCGACGAGACGATCGCGCGGTAGGTCGTGTTCCCCCCGCCGAAAAAGTACGCGAAGATGTCCGGCGCCTTGGTCAGCACGCCCTCGACCGCGATTTCCGCGACCGAGCCGGCGACCTTCATGATGCGCGGGAGGTCTGCGCCGCTGCGTGAGTCGGCGCCCGCCCGCGCTTCGAAGGCTTCGACCTGCGCAGCGGACGGTCGCAGCTGTAGGCGTCGTGCGTCGTGCATCTGACGCGCGACCGCTTCATCGATCAACCAACCATGCATGTGCTTGACCTTTCGAGCGTCCAGACGCTCAGAAGTTGAGACGTCTAGGCGACGCGTAGTTGACGCTTGTGCGCGTCTTCGGCCGCGTCAGACGCATCGTTGTCATCCTCGGCCGGCGCGGGCTTGTCGTCGCTCTCGGCCGCCGCGGCGTTCGCGAACTTCGGGTCGAGCTCTCTGAGCGAGCGCGACGCTTCGACGAGCTGCTTGTTCTCGATCAGAAGCTTCTTCGCGTTCTGCGAATACTTCGTGCCGGTGAGCTCGCGCGAGGCGCGGTCGCGCGTGATCCAACCTTCGGCGACCAGCGCCTTGTAGCCGGCGACGAGCTTGGGCAGGTCGATCGAGGGCTTGATGTTGCCCGACCAATCGCAGGCGACCCACGCAGCGAAGACGTCGTATCGCGACTTGTCTCGCCACGACTCGAGCAACTGCGGCGCCTTGACCTTGCTCGAGAGCACCATCGAGAGCAGCCACTGCTGATAGATGGGCGTGCAGAAGGTGTCGCCGAAGCGAGTTCGGACCTTGTTCAGGTAGATCTTGAACTCGTTGAGTGCCGCCTGACTCGCGCTGTAGTTCGAGTTGAACGACAGCATCAGGATCTCGGGCGGGATCTCGTGCGCCCAGGCGATGGCCTGAATGATCGCGCGCTCGAAGTCGCCGAACTTCTCGTCGGTGCCATGGCTCGGGAACGCGACCGGCTCTTCGCCGGGTTGCAGCTTTTCGATCACCCATCCGGGGATCAGCCCCGCGGCATTGAAGCGGCGCGGGGCGGCCGGGTCGCCGCCCGTGCCGCTGACGAGCGAGCCCTTGCGGACCGCGCCCGACGACACGACGCGGCTGCTCGCCTTGTCGATCGCGGACTTGACGAACATGGCCAACATCGAGTTGACGACGGCCTTGCGCTGCGTGCTGTCTCGGTACCGGTCGATCTCGCGCATCGACTGCAGGACGAGCGAGAGAAGCGGCTCGCCGCGCACCTCGTCGTGTCGCTTCTCGGTGCCGTAGACCATCCAGGCGATGCGCCGGCCGCTCTTCTCGCCCGACGCCGGCAGGTACTTCGACGTCTGGTCGGGCTGCGTGACCCAGTAGCCGAGGTGCCGGCCCTGGGCGTCCAGGTGCACGCCCTCGACGACGCGCTCGCCCTTGGCGACCTTGAGCGTCGACGTGACGGGGGTGCGCACCGCAGAGCCAAGGATGATCTGCACGCGCGGCAGGTTCGTCTCTTTGGACTGCCGCATGACGCACAAGACGTCGCCCTCGATCAGCGACTCCATGCGCACTTGGGTCTGCAGTTGCCCGAAGGTGTTCTGCTCCTGATGGTCGCAAAGCCAGGGGTCTGACTGCCACATGGCGAAGCGCTCTTCGACGTCTTCGGACCAGTCGGCGAGCGCGTCGTCTGCTTGGCCGAGAAGCTTGGCGGCCGGCGTCGCTTCGAGGTGCAGACCGACGGCGATCTCGTTGGTCACGAGACGACGAATCAAACCGCGCGCGTAGAGGTTGGTCTTGAAGAGCTGGGCGGAGCGCGCGCGCAGGGTCCAGTAGTCGGCCGTGTAGACGCGCGTCGGGCCGAAGCCGCCCTCGAACTTGCTGCCGTTGTAGAAGGCCTGCTCGACGATGCCGGAACCCATGCCCTCCCAGGGAGACAGCGCGCTGTACGCGACCGATGGCAGTGCGCCGCGCGCAACTTCGAGCGCACTCATCACGCGCTCGCGCGTTTCGGCGAGCTTCGAGCGAAAGCGGTCGAGCATGGTGGTCCTTGGCTGGGGTCAGTAGTCGGGGCGGACGTAAACCGAGTTCGAGTCGGTGCCGTTGAGCTTGTCCTGTAGCTCTTCGATCTCGGCTTCGAGGGCGCCCATCGCGGTGCGGATCATGTTCACGCTCGAGCGCGTGACGGTCTGCGTGGTCTGCCCGGTGTTGATCGTGTAGCTCGTGACGCCGCCTGCGAGCGCGGTCATCGCGATGTCGTACTTCTCGAGCAGCGCGAGCTTGGCCGCGAGACGCGAAGTCCAGAAGTCGATCTGCCACTGCGACGGCATAGGCCCTCTACTTCTCGACGGTGGTCAGGTTGGCGAGCAGGTGCTCGTAGACGACTTCCCAGTTGACGCTCTCGAGCTCGAACTCGTGCTTGCACAGGTCCCAGGCGAGCACGTCGAGCGCCGCGTTCGCATAGACGAGGAGATCCCAGAGCTCATTTGCGGCGCCCGACGGGCGATGCCATTCCCAGCCGACGCGCATCTTCGTGCGCGGGTCGATCTTCGCGACCTTCGTCTCGACCGTGAGCTCTTTGAGCTGCTTGTCTGTTGCGTCGACCGGCGCATTGAAGAACGTGACGGGCTGCACGCCGCTGCCCTGATCCCAGTCAGAGCGCCGAAGCGCGGCCGACCATCGGTCCTTGTAGAAGTCGACGACGATGCCGAATGCCTTCGTGCCCATCGGGTTTTCCATGTCGGAAAACTCGCGGTCGCGGACGTTCTTGGCAGCAACCTCGCGACCCTTCACCGGGTACACGCCGCCTTCGTACTCGGCGCAGAACTGATAGACGGTGTCGGTGCGATAGCCCGAGTCGATCATCGACATGCTGATGCGGTACTCGCGGCCGTCGTCGGACTGGTACGTCTTGTTGTCGATGATCTCTCGGAGCTCGCCCCAGGTCGCGGGGTCGTCGAGCAGCGCCGTGTCGCCCCAGAGCCGCTCATAGTCGAGCAGCAAGACGCGACGGTCGCGACACCATCCCCACGCCGCCACGGCGAGGTTATCGGCGTGCACGTCGACGGTGAGCACCACAACGAGCACCGGGCCGCCGCAGTAGAGCTCGGCCATCTCGTTCTTGATCTCGCCGTAGCGATACCACTGTCGGCGATGGCTCGAGACGGCCTCGAACGACACCTTCTCACCACGAACCGCGAACGCCTCGCCGAGCACGTTGTTGTAAAACACCTGCAGTTCGGCGAGATCCTTCGGCCGGTTGTTTTCCTCGTCCCAGGCCTCGCGCCACTTCTGCACGCACGCGGCCCACGTCTGCATGCCGACGGGCGAGTACAGCGCCGAGATGTGATAGCTGCGGATGTCCGGCGAGCTCGGCACTGCGGTCGGCCGCCACTCGGCGCCAAACTTCGGCGACAGCAGCCTCGTCTTGTCGTCGTTCGTGTGCGGGTGCTGGCAGTTCTCGCAGAGGTAGCGGACCGAGTCGGCAACCAGGTGGCCGGCGTTGTCCGTTTCCCAGACGATGCCGCTGATCACTCCGCCTGCGTGCGTGGTGCGCCAGCGCAGCACCTGCGGATGCTCGCAGGACAGGCAGCGCACGAAGTAGCGGCGCTGGTCGCCCTGCAGAAAGCGCCGATGGATCTTGCTCTGGCCTTCGAGCAGCGGTGTCGAGATGTCGAGGATCTTGCGCGACGTCTCGAAGCCGGCGCAGCGGTCGGCCGACAGCTTCATCGGGTCGCCGTCGCGCCCGACAGAGTCAGGCCATCCGTCGATCTCGTCGCGCAGCATCATCTGAATGCTGATCGAGCGAAGCTTGTTCGCGTTCTGCGCGCCGAAGGGGACGAGGAAGCCCCCGCCCACCCATTCGATTTTCTTGTCGGTCTTGCCCGTGCGCCGCGTGTTGGTGTCGTCGCTCGACTGGATCAGGTGCTGCAGCTTCGACCACTGCAGCATCGGCGTCACGTAGCTGTCGATACGGAGCTT